GGGTTTGCTAGTTTTCCTTAAAAACTATCTTTCCGATATAGTCTAACGGTTAGGATATCAGGTTTTCACCCTGGAAACCCGGGTTCAACTCCCGGTATCGGAAATGAGTTATGGCATCTCCAAAAGCCTATTTTTTTCGCCTTGTTAAAAATTGAATATTTAGTATCATGCACTCCAATCAAGAAATGACAGTGCCAGAGGATAACATGAAGGAAATCTACAAGAAGCGTATTACCGAATACATGTATAGTGAGAAAGGATGCTTAAACTGCATGCAAAGATATGTTACCAGAGAGAACCTAGATTCCAGCACCAAGTGTCTCTCTGGACTTATTAACTTTATATGGAGATCCTATGCATATGACATGGGTGAAATTAATCACTGGTGGAAGACTAGCCCTCCACCTCCTCTCACAGCCCCAGTGTGGCTAGAGGAACATCTACAACCAATCGTGTCTAAGTGGATAGACAAACAAATGGCCTTATCGTCCAGTGGTTAGGACCTCAGACTTTGAATCTGGTAACCCGAGTTCGAATCTCGGTGAGGCCTTTAGGGTGAAAGCCCTTTAGGAGGTAAAACTCCATGAAGCCTCTGTAGCTCAAATGGTAGAGCATCTGCTTTGTATAGACTTAAGTCGTTAGCGCAAGCTATAGAAACAGCTGAAGGTACTGGGTTCGATACCCAGCGGAGGCAAATTTTTTGCCAGACCAGGCTTTGCCTGGAGGCATTTTTTGATTTTTATTAAAAAATCAAAAAATACCAGTACTGGCTTTGCCAGGAGGCAAATTTTTTGCCAGACCTGGCTTTGCAAAAATCATTATATAGGGATATATGCATTATTTATAAAATTCCAGTATCTTCCTGTAGATTCACTCTGATACAAGAAACTTGTTCCAGCCTGGGGACTTACAGTGGAAAATGTTGTCCCACATACATTCTTAAACGTAGTTCCGTCAGTAATATCATAAGGTGAATTCTTTGTAGAATCAATAACAGATCCATTTGAATCAATTGAATTTCCACTTGCATCACGTCCAGAAGGATATGTAATAGAAGCGGTATTCGAATATCCTGGGCTTGCCGTTGAAGAAATAACGGAAACTTCTACCCACTGTCTATTATTACCACTTACTTCACGGATTAATCGTATCTGATACTTACCTTGTGCAAAATTAGAAGTATCAGTATAATAATCTGTGAAATATGCAATTATAACTATAACACTAAATAGATTTCCAGGTGAAAAATAAGAAGAATGATATAATGCAGAACACATTCTATCATAGTTTCCAATGAGGATAGCTGGAACTGAGTTTTTACTTAAACTAACAATATGAGGATCACTCATTGGACTAAAGGTCAAGGCATTATTAGAATTCCAATAAATATTATTTGCTGCCCCATAATTTATTCCAAAAAAGAAAAAATCCCTACCACCCGTTGGAATCTGAATTGACCCATCATCAATGATGCGCTTACCATTAAACGTATATGGATTACCAGAAGCATCATTTAGTGGTGCCCCGTCATCGAATATTTTATATGTTCCAGAAGCATCTCTTTCACCTAGATTTATCTCATTCATATTATATATTGCAAAGATAACTGGATTTGCACCATACTTAATACTCAATGGTATATATGTATCATATGTAAAATTAATTAAATTTCCATATTCAATATTTTTTAAATACTCATAATCATTACCACCCTTCTGCCCATCGATACGGATTGATTTACCAGATTCAAATTCCTGTCTCTTTAAAACTGAATTAATATACAGTGTCGCACCGCGATTGCGATTTGTGACATCTGACGCATACATCTATTGTAAGAATTACTTATATTTTTTAAAAAATATGAGTAATGCTGTATAAAAGGGAAAATTGTAAACGGAACCGGAACCTAGAAATTCACTTGCGTGCCCTGAGATAGACCATTAAACTGATAAGGATTTGCTAGAGCATCGTTTGTGCACTTGCAACCTCCCTGATTACGATCCACTACAATATCAAGTGTCTGTCTACTTGTCTGCTCCTGAAGAATAGATCCGCCTGCATTTACCACAATATCATTATTTGCCTTCCAGGCATACAGGGTCTTCTGCTTCTGCTTTAATGTGATCTGAGAAGCATCAAAGTTAGTTAGCGTCATTCTACCTAAGTGTTTGGATAAATATTGCATTGAAGTGAAGAGGGTAATGATTTTCCTGCCATATTTGCGGATGGAGCCAATGGAGGGCATGGAACCGGCACTTGAAATCTCTCATATTTAGCAAAACGTTTTTCTGGACTAGGCAAGGTAGCACATACTTGATTTGCAATTGCTTGAGTTCTAACTGATGATGGAATTGCAACCTTAGGATATAAGGCTAATTCTGCCGGAGTTGGTAGTGGACATGTCTTTGATTTAAGATATAGTGATGATCGAGCTGCTACAGGGCCATTTAGATTATTGCCGGAATTACAACAAGGATCTGAATAAGCAATTGACACACTCTTTGTAATCCCACTGTATATTGCATTATCAGTTAATTGACGTGTATATCCAGAAGAAAGATTTCCTCCTAGAGACATCTATCTCCTCTAAGTAAGAAGATGAAGCTGCGTGATAAAATTATCGCTGGCTGTCTTATTGTAATTCTAATGTTGCTTCACCGTTATCTATTTCAAGCCAATGAGGGATTCTTTGATGATAGTTCAGATTATGTTAAACTAAAGCAGCGTCTGCTTACAGACCTTGGACCTTATTGCAAGATTTCAGAGTTTGTAAGAAATCAATTAACAACGATGGTAGCATCAGCACCCGATACTTCTATAAATAAAATATACACCGATGTGTATTCTTGTAGGGATGAAGATGCAAGATCCCGGCAAAGTTGTTCTCTAGGAGGGATTGGTCCAAATACACGGATGATATATGTATCATGTGATACATATACAAAGTTGCCAGATTGGTCAAAGGATGGAAGATCAACTATAGCATTAATGAAAATTACGAATGATTTGCCTGAACGAATTGTCAGAGAAGCCGAATGGTTTTCTATGATTGTTAAAAAACTTCAGGATGCATTGGCAACCGGAGCAAATCCTCCTGAGGTATCACCTGTTGGAACACTTGGTAGTATAGAAGGCTTTAGTGGAACATGTTCCGCTGATGCAGCCAGAATTCAACTTGATAAACAATCCGTCGAGTCGGCAGAGGAAGAATCTAAATCCTGCAAGATTCCAGCTGCTAGTTCAGAAATTGCACGTGTAAATGCACTACTCGATAGTTCTCAATTGAAACAAGCAGTTTCTAAAATGAATGGCTTATTAACAGCAATGCTAAAACTCCAGTCTGATCTTGAAAAGGCCAAGAATGGAACATTATATGATTGGCAAAAAGATCCTCCGAAGAAATCGTATAAGCAATTTAAAGGTGGCGATAGAACTGATGCTTTAACATTTTCAATGCAGCAGAACCAGTAAATTACTTCATAGAACGTCTAGTTCGCCTAGATACATTCTTCAGAAATCGTCTTACACCTCTGGTGGCCTTTCTGGCACTAACCATTGATGTAAGCCTTTTTCCACTACTTAATTTCTGACGCTCAGCCTGAATGCGCGCGGCTTTTGCCCTCAGAAGACTTGCGAAACTTGTCTGATATCCTGAGCATTCAATGGAAAATGCTGGGAAAAGCTTGGTAGGCTTTGTCTTATAGCGATTAGATAAATCTATGTAATTTCGTATCCAACAGAGTAATGACTCCTGAGCCATCAAGAGTGAATCTGGTCTGTAATAGAGGCCAATCAGAAATGTTAAGAGAGTATCTAGGGATGCAATTCGTAAATAGCGCCCCTTGGTAAGCGGTATTGTTACAGTGGAATGACATGCTTCTTCCTGCACAATTAGACATACAACTGATTCATTCTTTGTTAAGACAATCATAGCCGGAAGGATATTTTGAAAGCCGAGAATTTCCTTCTTCACTGACATAGTCATCTCTGAGAGCTCACTTGCATCCTGGTCTGCATTTGGACTAAAAAACACTACTGGAGCCTTGCCATGCAATAAGAATTCAGCCCTACTTCTTGTTGACCGTCCTTTACCGCTCGCCGAATATATCGAAAAGATATCAGCTCCCATAAAAACACGATTGTGATTTATCATATACCGAATGATAGTTGGTCGAGCAAGCTCTGCCTCACGTGATTCTGTAATCATAGGTCTATCATGCTTACATTTTACTAGGGGATGTGCCGTATCTAAGAGTTTCAGTCGATCAAATACCTTGTCCCATCGTTCCACTTGTCCACGTGGCCTAGAAAGTTCAAGAAACATAAGCATTCTTAAGAAAAGGGGATCCGCATAATGAATACCATTTACTACCGACGATCTCTTAGAAATAATATCGTAGAATTCAGGAATCATCTGAGAAATGTCTGCGATTGCACTATAATTCACATATAGCTTAATGGTTCCATCATGAATTCCGATGCGCTTGGAAATCTCAGAATATCCAGCTTCCTTCAAGGCGTTAATCAGAGATTCTGTGTCACCCTCGGCGTCTGGTGAAAAGAAATCATAATCAGGTAGGGCCCTATCTGGGTCATAGAACTGGTCTTTCTGAGGAAGTTGTGCATTGATTGCCTGGCCACCGTAGCAGACACGGCCGGATTTCTGTAAAAAGACTTCGACAATATGTATTGCTCTACGAAGTTCTGGATTCTGCGCCGAGTCTAGATCAATCCGTAACTTTGCTTGATCTACAACCTGTTCGAGGCGTTTTTTCACCTTATCTATCGGCATCTGCCCTTTACTTATAGCTATGAAATATGTACAAGGCCCCCATTACTATTTGTAGAAGGTGGAGGCTCCTTGGGAACAACCGCAGACATCTTTACAAATCTAGGAACCTCAAATCCATCAATTGTTCTTGAATAATATAAGATAGTAAATGCTAATAGTGTAACGATTAGTATAAATACTAGATTATTTTGTATATGTTTCATATCTATTATTCTAAGAGTTTTTTAATCATCTTACTCTACATTTGAGGCACTAGCATTATTTGCTTTATCATCGGTGCTAAATCGTGCCCATCCTGCATATGTCCAGAATGATAAAGGATCTGTAGGATTTGTTGCACTAGATATATCTTTCATTGTTATGTTAGTTATAGGTTTCATTTTCTTTACAGTATCATTATGATTTGCATGTTCTCCTAGGCGAATTACATCCATTGGTATAGAATGCACTCCTAAGGTGTTTAATAATATATCTAATTTAGCAGTTGTAAAAGTATAATCTATAGGAGCAAGTGCAACAGTATAAGTAATCATGGAACCCTGTTGAAAGTCATCGACCGCATTTGTAGAAGAACCTGGAATACTTAGAAAATCATTAACATCTCCAACCTTTGCATAGGCGACACCCCCAGTCCCTATCTTCTTTGTAACTGAACCTAGAGACGAATTTGTGCTTGTTTCATGAAGATATAATCTGGCATTTATCCAGAAATTCAAGCTATCTTTAGGATTGGATGTGCGTTTTAATAGTGTGGTATCATAATTGCAGAGGACAATGAACTTTTTCTGATATTGTGTAATATCACCAAAAAATAGACCCTTCTCATTATTACACCCGTGAAAATTGCCTTGTTCTGTTAAGCCAAGATGATGACTGCTTAGAGGATTCATGGCAGCGGCAATTGCTGAAAAAAACTCCTTTTTCTGTGTCTTACCAGAAGGTATACGTCTTAGATATACAATAATAACAACTGGATCATAGTTTTCCTTGAACGCCATCTTATTCAAGCTATGCATGCCATCACTTAGTGATGCGGTATGCAGTGATCTCATTACACCCCCATTATCTCTGTAGATTAGACGTGGCTCGCATGGCTTAGAATCTAAATAATCTATATCAAAGACAAAGGATCTTGCTCCTAGAGATAGAGCAACTTGTATTGCTTTTACCATATCAAATACTCCATTTGATGCATCAACATGCCCCCCTAAATACCCCGCTAGACGCACTGTTAAAGGAGCCCATTGTAATAATGAAATATTTGAAGTGGTGATTTTTGGACTGACATATGGAGGTGTTTTATTCATTATTGCCATTGCAACTGATACATTATTTGGAGGAAGGGGGTCTATATTAACTCCTACTTGTGTTCGGCGAAGTGATAATAGCTGATCAATGGATTCAGGGCTTGATCTATAAGTCGCATGTCTTGTCTTATATGTATAGGCTAATGTTACGTATGTCGTAATTAGAAAAATAAAGAGTAATGGAACAAGAATATTCCATTCTGCACCATGCATTACTATTACATATCCAATAACTATACATAGGACGAGCAATGGAGATAGATATGGTCCAAAATTTTTCTGTGTAATCATTACATATATAATAATTGCAATAACAATAATCAATGGAATAATAATTCCGACTAATGGACTTGAAGGATCATGTGATATAGCTTTTATTTTATCTAATGTCCCTTGCATCTTCTAATCATTCATATAATTTAGAGTTTACCAGAATCTGCCTTACGTAATATGAGACAACCGGGAATCTTCTTTGCCTTTTCTGTCTTTGTTGACTTGTATATGTCAGGGTCCTCCTTATCTGCAATAAAGACAGCTCTCGTATCTGCCTTGACTGAATCAGAGGTCTTATATCCTCTTGCCTCAAGAGCCTTTTCTAGAGCCTCATCACGGAATCCAGAGAATACAACTGTTCCTCTTAGTGGAACTTGGCGTTTAGCCTCAGATTGCGGCTGAACCCTGTTTGGGGCAACAGGATAAGGCAAGAAAGACCACTCTGTCTTACGAAAGGTCTCGTATTTTAGCCACAACCCCTGAAACTCCTTGAGAGCCTCTGGAGACCATCCCTTTGGTGCAACTAGGCTAGAACCCCACTTTCGCACATCAGGCTCTAATGCCAGAAGGACTTCAAGGCGAGTCTTACCAATGCCATCTGGCCTTAGAGGGCTTGCAATGAAGAGATCTAGCTCAGATGCCTTTGACCATCCGTCACCTTGAACCAGGCTATAAAGATTTGCACCCTTTACAGGTCCCAGCAGTTTCTTCAAGGCATCCTCAGATACCCTTCTTAGTAGAGGCACGGTGGTATATCCAGCATCTACAACCGACTTCATTACTGCCGGACCAACATTGGGCCAGTCCAGATGCTTGACCATCTTCATATATTGGGACACCAGAGTGCTAGAATCTGCTGCAAGCTGCTTAATATTCACTGCTGTCTCAGGAGGTCCATCCCACTCCCAGGTCCCCTCTGGAGGATAGGATACTGCCGCTGCGACCTCCACAGATTCAATGAGCGGAATAACGTCACCACCCTTTCTAATTACAACATGAGCACCGGGACCAATCTTCCAATCAACGACACGGCGTGCATTGACCCCTGTGACAAACTGGATTGTAGAGCCACCGAGTTGAACAGGCTCAATCTGAACCCTCGGCACTAGTTTTCCTGTGGCTGATGCATTCCACTCAACGAGGATGACTCGTGTAAGTTTTGTCTCACCATTCGGAGGCTTCCAAGCAATTGCGTCCTTCGGGTTCCCTTTCAGAACACGAGGTAGAGGCTTGTTTAATCTGATTACAAGGCCATCCATGTCATACTGGGAATCTGATCTACGACTTGCGAGTAAGCTCGTAAGCTTAGAGGTATCTGAGACATCATTCGTGTGCACAGACCATGGTGTCCAGAGGCCCCATAGGTCTAACCAGGAGAACTGTTGCTGAACAGATAAATCAGGTGCCATTCCAATTATCTCATACCCAACAAAGCGGACCCTTGCAGCCTCTGGACTCGGTGCCTTCAGATGAAATTGTCCATTAACAATTGACCTGCCGAGCTTTCCCTGAGGAATCTGGTCCCTCGGCAGAATTAGTTCTCCACGAATCCATACATCCTCTGGAATTTCCTTGGAGAGACTCTTAGGACTCAGTGATATATGCTGGAGCCATGGAGAAACATCTACACCCATATTATCATCTCCAGATAAGTATAGACTCTTTTTTCCAGGGTTCCAGAGTCCTGAGATTCCATCTAGCTTCTCAGCTATAACGAAGGTGCTAGACTTTGACGCCTTCCTTGTCCATTTCTCAAGCTCCTCTGCAACCTTTGCCTTATCCAGAGACCCTAGGTAGAAGGGCATTCTCACGACCTTGCCTTGTCCTAAGCTAGAAGGTGCCGCACGGACCTGCTTAAGAAAGGGGTGCTGAGGATTGAGCTTAGCAAGCTGCTCAAGTCCTGCATCATATTCGTCGTCAGTCATTAAGAGTGCTTGACCATTACGATAGGCCTCGTTTGCCTTAGTAAGCCTTATAACAAGCGTATCCATTCTATGCTTAGAATAGGTGAGGGTTTAAGTTCAATTTTTATAAATACAATCATATTACAAGCAGATGATAGTCTTTCTTGGAGATTCTATTTTTCAGTGGTGGGATAAAGAACAATTTAAAATATTTTCAGAATATGATCCCGTAAATTTTGGAGTTGCAGGATATACAACAAGGGACGTCTTGGATTTTTTAACAATGACAAGAATGCATGGACTCCAGCCAGAAGTAATAGTAATCTTAATTGGAACAAACAATTCAGATCATAATTACACTACGGCTAAGACATTCAATGAAATAAAGGGTATTCTAGAGATGGCCTTAGAACTTTCACCTAAATCCAAAATTCTCCTGGTGGGAATCTTGCCCCGTGGAGAATCTAATGCAGATAGACAGCGAGTATTTAACACTACCGTAAACAAATTATTAAAGGCTGAGAACTTTCAAAAAGAAGTATATTATATTGATATTAGTTATATGTTTCTACAGGGCGAAGAGCATATTTCTAAGAAAATAATGTATGATAGACTTCATCTGACATCTGAAGGCTACAGACTACTTTCTGAGGCTATATCTAGTTTCATTCCGATTCTTCTTGAGACTAACGCTGAATAAATGCCATTACCATCTCATCCATCAGACGCATCTGATCCTCGGCATTTGTAGGCTTATCCGCGGCCTTGACTTTCTTTGGTGCACCGCCAACAATGTCCTTCGGAACTACTGATGGTACAGGAGGCCTTGCAATGACTTCCTGAAAGAAACGAACTGACTGTTCTACTGCCCTGGACATAATAATTGCATCCTTGATGAGCGGCTGCGCTGCAGGGACCTTCCATCTCGGAACTTCAGAAATAATCAAAACCATTAATGCCAAGCATTCCTGTTTTTGCTTAGACGAAAGCCTTGCCTGTTTCCCTCTCCAGAGATCAATGAGACTCTGGAATTCCTCATGCATTCTTACTAGCCCCCGCCTGGCTAAATCCTTGTAAGCCTCGGCTAAGACTGCAGCAATATAGTAGCCAGCTTCCCCCTTATCTATTTTAACAGAACCAGACCCTGTTCTTCGTGCAGTTGTTAGACTGTATCCTGCACCCTGTGCTCTGACTTGTTTATCCTCATCTAAGAACCATTTTATCCAGAATAATGCCTTCTCAATATTTACTTCTCCACAAGCCTGTAAGATATGATTGCCCACTATCTTCATGATTAATTGGTCATGTTGAGGAATCCATACCTTTCTGACAGCCTCGGATTCCCTGGGGGCGGGGGTCGATTGAATCCAGAGAGGGTCATGCGTATCCTCAGGGACCTTTGGCCACGTTATCTTTCCTTGTCTAGGTAATGTCTGAACAACTAGGATAACCTCCGATGCCTTTTTCTGAAATTCAGGATCACGATACAAGGCCTCCATATCAAGTGCACCAACACGATCCTCAAGTGCCTTAGTTCGTTCCTGGAGAAACACAAATATCCGGAGACTTGTTAAATGCACGTGCTGAAAGACATAAGACCAGATAAGACGAATCCAAATTTCAAACCCCCCACTACACAATAAATCTGCGCTATAATGCAAGGCCTTCCCAGTTGCAGATGGTCCAGATTGAGATAACACTTCTTGTAGAGTTCGCACACAGTCTCTTGCGTCATAACCAAATCTGGTTTTCACGGAAGGTCTTTCAGATTTTTTTTCTTTTTTTTGAGTCTGCGCTGCTTGTGTAACTCCAGGTAGTTTTACTTGTAGCCTATCCATCTTTACAGATGGCGTAGAATATGGATTTCTGAAGTTGGCGTCCATGTCATAGGAACTCGCTGAACTCCCAGAGTTTCAAATGCCGGCAAACTGGCATCTGGCAGCTTAGAACAGAATACTAAGGACCCCTTGGGCATTTCAGCAGTAAGCTTCTGAAAGATTGCATCCTGAGTTTGCTTATCGAAGCACATATTGCTCAAGAAAACTAGTCTAGCATCCTTGTATTTGAATACGGGGTTTAAGAAGGATTCCTCATAGAGCTTGATCTTTGCACCTGCATTTGGTATTGCAGATCGGAGCTTTAGAAGCGCTTGCTTAGACAAGGCAACTCGCTCTGGAAGAACTTCAATACCGACGGAGGAATCGAAGAGACCAGTTAGACTCATGTAGAGAACTGCACGCCCACGTCCAGATCCTAAGTCATAGAAACGGCCGGAAGATATAGTTTCTTTCTGAACATAGTCTAACATGAGTTTCAAGGTAGGCCATTCAACTTCACCATATGTAAGATTATGTTCACCTGCTGCTATAGTCTTTGGTAGCTCAGAATACAAGGGTGCGAGAATTGCACTGATTGCATCTGAATTTATTCTGACGGGCCCCTGATTATGACTAGTTAAACGACGGCGCATAGTTCCTTTTGCTCTTATGCGTCGTGTCTTTGCTAATCCTCCCTCCATATCTACATTACTTGTATTTTGGCCCAACTACCCTTTTCCCGCGAAGCTTTCTAGAAGTCCTAGGAATTAGACCCTTTGCCTTCAGACTAGCAGTAGCAGTGAAGCCAATAGATTCACCCTTCTTATAACGTCTAAGCAAATCCTTATTTTTCCTTGTTGCCCTATATCCTCCGCTCCAGCTCTTAGAACAAGGACATGTCATTCTAGAAGAGGTTTAAACTTTTTAGAGAGGAACCTAGTATGGATCTTAGACATGAACTTCATAAAGTATTCTTACGCAGTCCTAGCAATTTATTTGATGAATTCATCAAAGAGTGTCAACGATGGTATTCTCAACCGGCTCATACATTTACAGAAATGAGAACAAGAGATAATAAGAAAATTCGCGGAGATATGTTTGAAGACTTTTGTGTATTATATCTAAAAGAAGTAAGAGGATACCAAGATGTCTGGCTACTTGAAGATTTACCTGAAGATTTACTTACAAGTCTTTCTTTGAAGCGCCGAGATATGGGAATTGATATTATTGTTAGGCACAATCAAGAATGGTTTGCAGTTCAATGTAAATATAAGACACCCCAAGAAAATAAAAAATCCTATGTAACATGGGCTTCTTTATCAACCTTTTATGCAATGTGTCTAAGAACAGGGCCATGGGCAAAATATATTGTAATGACCAATTGTGATTATACGCGCCATCAAGGTCCGAAAGGGCCAAAGGATATATCGATTTGTTTAGGAACCTTTCGTTCAATAAAAACAGATGAATGGTTAAAGATGTGCAATGTTGAAGGGAGACAGATAAATGAACTAAGACAGAAAGCGACTGAAGAACTTACACCTGAGGAAATACGGGCTCTACGCCTGGCATACTACACTTCACGCGAACCATCTTGTATTCATAATACCGAAAGCCTTCAAACGAAGTCTTAATCTTATAATCAAGAATACTATATTCTCCTAGATATTCAGTGCAACCGTTATAATCAGTATTAAATATGTTAAAATATCGTGAACTTGTTGAAGCAACTCTAAAGATCTTGGTCTGCCTATAATGTTGCTGATTGCCTGCAGGATGTCCAGGTGATTTTAGAATACCAGGGCCAATCATATAGACAATTTTTCCATCTCGTTCAATAGATTCAAGGGAATCCTTGTGATCCTTTATTAAAATCTGCATTCTAAATACGTAAAGTAATCTTTTTTTAGACCAATAAAATTGATGCAAACACGATAGACAAGTTGTATAGATTTAATGACACATATCCTATGGCTTCAGAAAGATTTAACTGCAGAACTTACAAAGAAATCTGGTGAGAAAATAGAGCTTAGCGTAGGGACATTGATTAGATATAGAAATAGACCTGATGGTGTAAAAATCACCGGGTTTAGTTCTAAGGAGGAAGACACACGCGGTCCAATTGGCTTATATTATTTGCCATGGAGAGGTGACCAGTGGGCCGAAGTAGAATGGACACTGCGAGGAGATCCCAGGCATCTTATTGCATTTCCTGTTGGAACTAGACATTATGGAGAGCAAATCGATTGGGATACAGTAGAACTTCTGAGTGATAATGAAATCTTACAGATCAAGATGCTCCTCCTGGAGACGTGAGATAAGCTCCTTGGTTGCAGCCTCCCATGTATAAGTGAGAACCTTCTCCTTAGCCTTGATGCCATGGGACTTTCTTTTTTCTGAATCATTCAGATAGGTGTCCATTGCTAAGTAGACATCATGGGGGTCGCAGACATGAGCTTCTCCACCAACTGCACTGTGAATTGATGGCAGATAATAGCGGAACTTCGGTTTAACTAAACCAGAATTATCCTTTGAGCAATATTCCTTATATCCACCTAGATCAGGAACTACCTGGGGGATTCCTACACCCATCTGCTCAAAGGTGCAGAGACCCCAGCCCTCCCCATCAGCAGTAGAAATGCCAATATCTGCAACATTGTATAAAACATTAATATCTTCATCCTTGAATACCATGTCTTGAGATGACACCATTAGACGATTGCCATAGTGCTCAATTGGTAGCCCTGCCTTTTTTAGTTCGCGCACATAGACCTCAAAGAGCCACCAGCCTCCCTTCTCACCCTTGTCACAAATGCAGAGGAGGACAATTTGTTTTGTAGGGTTTTTCTGAAGAAGCTCCACGAAAGCCATGATCATGATATCATAGCGCTTGCGCGGCTGGTTTCTATTGAGGCTCATAATGACAAAGGCCTCCTCGGGCAACTTCAAGGACTTGCGTGCAAGATCTCTGGAAACTGTAAAGAAAACCTTAGAGTCAAACCCGTGGCCTAGGACTGAGATAGGCCTGGTGACTCCCTGCTCCTTAAGATGCTTCTTCCAGTAGGACGTAAAGGTGAAGACACGATCAGAATCGCGATTGAGAATATCAATCATGGCCTGATGCTGATTCTCGTAGACTTGGTCGCAATAGATCCAGACCTTGAATGGTCTCGGTGTTGCTACCTTGCGAATTTCCTCTAAGAAACGCGTAACTATAGCCATGTCATTGTAAATCATGACGACATGGGGATTCTTTTTTCTGATTGTTTCTAGGAGTCCCTGGTAACCAAAGCCCTGCTGCAGGGGCTGCTCGAGTGCAGTGGCGTCAATTACTTCGACATTGGAGGGGTATGGACGGAAATCTGATGGGGCTTGAGGGTGTCGCTGGAATCCGTAATGAAAGAGCTCTAGATTTGGATGTTTAGAGAGCTCCTTGAGAATTCCATAGGATACCTTGGAATATCCGGTATATTGTTGTGCATGTGTGCTTACAAGCATGAAACGGAGTCTTTGCGAGCTGGTTTGTTCTAGTATCTGATTTAAGGGTGCCTCCTGAGATTTAGAGGGCACAAGGACTTCATCAATTGACCTCAGATAGGAAGGTAACATTACTATCTGAGATTATGTGTAGTGAGTTTAAATCACTCTAAATGCGTTATCTTTTTTGATGACTTACTCCAAGTGAGTTATCTCAAACACTAAAAGTGACTCGCGTTGATTAAAATCTATGAACCGATTAAATTCATCACGAAAACTTATATCCAGCGTCATCATACGAGCAATTGGTGCAGGACTAGATTCAAAGAGCGAATGGTCAGTTTCCTTATTTAAGAGTAAATAATTTGCCGAACCAGGCACCAAATAAAAAATATGAAAACAATCTTGACTACCATTTCCTAATTCCATCCGTGACAGATTTTTTCCATCTGTCTCAACATGCAGATAAATAGTTTTCATAAAATTATCAACGTCAACTGGTAAAACACTTGTTACGCTACCATTTACATCGCTGGTATAATCTTGAAGGCCAAATCCTAGAAGCCTTGCAGGTGTATTCACCGCTAAAATAGCCAAAGTATTCAAGTCAATATCATCGTGTGGATTTCCAGAATAAAACAGAAAGCTATAAGGAACAGTATTCGAGCTGGTAATCTGTGCCTTCTTAGTAGTCTGGTTCAATATGACTGCGTATGTATTTTTCTTGTTAGGAATTGCATTTAATTGTGTCTGAAGTTCCGTTAGAAGTGTAGACTCGGTATAATATCCAGGCCTCAAGGTAATTTTTACTATTAGACCTCCCTCCTGGAAATCAAAGGTATTCCACCCTGTATTAACGTTGTAAATATAGCTAGGAATACAACCATTCATAAGTTCAATTGACATAATATTGGTTAAGGGCCTGCGTAAGGTATAACGGAATTTATTAGAATTAAAATCATTAATAAGATTACGATCACGTGAATTCACAACAATCGTAGTGCGTCGGACAGCTCTCTTAATCTTTGTTTGATCCTTCATGAGAACATGCTGGCCTGAACTTGTTGGTACACTCGGGTCCGTTGTATTTACTAGTGCCACAAATTCAGACATCTATCTTAGATAAAACAAAAGGTTTATGCTGAAACCTGCAAGACAGATAAAAATACAGACATATTTGTCAATGTAACACTAGTGGTTGCATGAACCCAAACAGAATAATAATATGTGTTCGAAGATCCAGGTATATCAACTGCAGATCCAGATATGTTAATTTGTGATCCTGCAGCAGCAGTCATAGCTGGCCACGCAAGCATTGTTGACGAAGGAAATGATGATGAAATTGATGTATTACTTACTACATTAATTGCCTGAGCACTTGTTGGACTAGATGATGTATATCTTCCAACTGTAATCTTAAGGCCTACATTCCCTGGTTCACCGCTTGGTAATGTATAAGTAACATTTAGCATAATGAGAAATTTTGATGTGGCAGATGAGGAAACTGAATTTGTAGTATATATATTGGAAGGTGTGGTGCTCAAGGCTAGTAAGGAACCAGTGATACTAGAATATGGTTGATTGCCTGATACCATAAATGTTGGCACACTCGTCCACAATGTCATAACACTGGTCCATGAGGCGATTTTTATAGACGCAGCATAATAGGGATGACTTGGTATTAATGAAGATTGTGAACCCCATTTCCACGCCAAATATCCTTCTATCTTCTGTCTCTGCAGTGTAGTAAGCGATGTATTATAGATTATAATTTCACACATGTTTGCCTGTATAGAACTTAACGAACCAGCGCGTCCAACAAAATTAATAAGAGTAGATGTATCTTGGCAATTTAATCCAGACGTTTGCCCACCAGTTAAACTAACTGGAGATCCGTTAAAATATTCATTGTAAACTCCTGTGCCTCCAGAGGCAGAATAGTTTGTTAATGTAAAATTCCACAAGTTTACATTTGTATTAATATAGAAGGGGTCCAGAATACTGGTAGTTCCCATATAGGTTCTGCTTCCACCGCTTGTACCGCAATAACGTTGATTTGCATACATATCATAAGGAGAAGCATTGCCTCCTGAAAGAACTCTTCCAAATAAGGTTGTCTGATTTCCTCCCATTCCTCCAGGATTACTTTTAAATACGATAAACCCGCAGTAATTGGACGGGAATGTGCCGGCTGCTATACTAATAGCGCCTGCGACTTGTAAACCATTTGCATAAATAGTATTCAAGGAATTAACGGAACTGTTCGCATAGGTTACAGATGACCCTGACCATGTCATATTCCTTGAATTACCTGATTTGTCATACCAGGTTGAAACACTAGCACCATTAGATCCAGGGGATCCATTGTTCAAGGGGTCATTTCCATCTAACCAGACCTGCATGCCAGAGACTGAAGAAAGAAATTGACTGTCAGATAAAGTATCATACTTATAAATAATACCAGACAATGAATCAAGATAAAAGTCACCTATATTCGCGGATTGTGTTGGAACACCAGAACCAGATAACATTTGTGAGCCAGTTTGTCCTGTAAAGCCAGTAACGCCAGTTAAACCAGTAATGCCAGTTGAACCAGTAAACCCAGTTGTGCCAGATGAGCCAGTGGTGCCAGTTGCACCAGTAACGCCAGTTAAACCAGTAATGCCAGTTGAACCAGTAAACCCAGTTGAACCAGTTGAACCAGTTGTGCCAGATGAGCCAGTTACGCCAGATAAACCAGTAAACCCAGTTGTGCCAGATGAGCCAGTTGTGCCAGTTACACCAGAAGTGCCAGATGAGCCAGTTGTGCCAGTTGAACCAGTAAACCCAGTTGTGCCAGATGAGCCAGTGGTGCCAGTTACACCAGAAGTGCCAGTTAAACCAGTGAATCCAGTAAAGCCAGTAAAGCCAGTAGAGCCAGTATCACCCCTTAATTCCAATACCTTTTCCCATTCTAAAGAATATAAATCTGCTATTTTACGAATGGTGTTTGAACCGTTATCACATACAAAGAGATTTCCTGATGAATCAAAGGTGGTTCCGAATATTTTAACAAATTTGGCTGTAGAAATAGATCCATTTACTAATGCAGACGTTGACCCAGCAATTATATAAACATTACCAGAAGTATCTATTTTATTTATGCTAGATGCTTCGTAATTAACTTCATAAATATTTCTTGATGGGTCAATTGATAAGAACCACGGTGATACTATACCCTGAGTTGCATAAGTAGTAATTATTCCAGAAGTATTTATCTTACGAATTACATTATTTTTATTATCTGAAAAATATAAGTTACCAGAAGAATCTCTAACGATTCCTATAGGCTCATTTAGGTTAGCATTTATTGCTAAGTCATTATCTCCAGAATATCCTGCTGAACCAGTTCCAGCATAAGTAGAGACAATGCTAGTAGATAAATCTACTTTACGAATTCTATGATTAGATTTATCAGTCACATATAATACAGTATCAGATAGCCCCAGAATTATCTGAAGAGGAGAGTTAAACATTGCACTAAGCAAAGAACCATTAACAAACCCATTTATTGTAGGGGTTCCTGCAACGGTTGTGACATTTCCTTCAGTATCTATTTTTCGAATGATATGATTATTTGTATCACATAAATACATATTATCTTGACTATCAAAACACATCCCTTGTATATTGCGAAACCTAGCATTAAGAGCAGTTCCATTTAAATATCCAGCAGTGGAGCTTCCTGCAAAAAGAGATTGATTCCCTGAAATATCTATTTTAGTAATCATATGTGTGTTGAAAGATACATATAGACTACGACTTGAATCTATTGCTATACAGTATGGTGAATTGATTGACGTAAAGGTTGATACAGTTGCTCCTTGACCCCCGTATTGATATTTATACATATAAGAGGTGCTATAATCAATATGTAGATCACCAGTATATGCATCACCGCTTGGTGGACCAGTAGAAGTAGTAATTTTTGTAGTAGGAGGATTATTGGTATCAATGGTTAATAAATGGCGATTTACTAAAGAAAATGCCCAATTTGCAGATGGTGGATTTGGAATATCGGTTAGTAAAGGAATCCCCTTTGAATTTAGAGTATATACATAGCCTACCGCATAATGTAATGGAGCTCCACTATATGAGCCTTCTACAGGATCAATTAATGCATTATATCCATTAATATCATACAAGTATACTTTTATTGTAGTATTTACTGCTGGGGCTCCAGAAAGTGTATGAATATTTAAAATTTTCCAAAAATAACCCTCGCGATTACTAAAATACATACCTGGTGTTATATCAAAACATGTATATCGGTTTACCTGATAGTTGCCACTTAAATCATAGTATGCATATTCTTGTCCACCATTTGCAATAAATTCGACTAAAAATGTCGTTTTATTAATTCGTTGAACCTGTGAACATATTACTTCTAAACAAATAGGCGGAATTGTCGCCATCTAATAAATATTTTTTTTAAAATAACTATTCTTTACGTCATAATGAATAGTTATTTTGTAAATATCTATGCCGGAATCAATTATTAAGTTGCAAATAGACAATAACTGCATAACTCAGAAGACCAGTGCCAATATTATCGACACTATTATTAAATGCATTAGAGGTTACTCCACTAATTGTTAATTTTAATGGAGAACCTAGATTTGTTTGAACTCCAGTAATTGGCGTAGTTGGCTCAATTCTCATACAGACTGATTGACTATTACTTGAATTTCCAAATTTCATTTGCATATACGTCATTTTACCATAAGTTGGACTGGGCGTAGGATCCCAGTATGCCACAGTTCCAGTAATAATTGGTAAGTTTGACATGTCATAGATCGGATTTAAATAAATAGAGAATCCATCTGAATCAGTCCCTCCACCAATATATCCAGAACCAAATGTCTCTGGAATTACATTTTGATTTTGCCATACTGTAGATGAAAAATTAAAGTTTGTGGCTGCCTTAGGAGCTCTAATTTTAACTGTGGTTGTATTATATGAAAGTGGATTTCTCCATTGAATATTTGAAGGGCTGTCGCCAACATATGTTAATACTTGACCTGGTGTTGGTTGTTGAGAAGGTAATATAAGTCCTGCCGGACCAGCGGGTCCTTGGATTCCACCATATGGGAGTAAGGTCCAGCGAGTATTGCCATCTCCAATTTTAAATTGATGCGTATCTAATTCAATTCCCATTTCACCAGAAGCTAAAACTGGGTCTGCAAACCTCCAACTTACAGATGTGTCTCTTCTAAATTGTATCTGTATGTGTGGCATATCTATAGAAAATCAGTAAAAAAAAGAGGAGTTATACACAATCTATAATTAAGTTATCATTGATATTATTTTCAGAATTTCCTAGATCAAGCTTTTCTGAATTAACAGCAAATTGTCTTGAGTTACCTCCATCTAAAACTATACTTGAACAATTGGTTGAAGAATTAAACTGAAATGATGAACCTGCATCTAGGACTATGTCAAAGTCACCAACATTACCACAATCAATTAATGGACAAATTGAGTAATTAGTTGAAGACTGTCCACCGTCTAATATAAGATCTTGTTCTTCCTCATCTGGATATAAGGATTCCAAGTATTGAATTGAACCTTCTCTAGTTGAGAAATTTGATGATATTGCATGCCCTGCATTAATTCGAATGACTACCATATCTGTAAATTGCTCAACCCCTTCTCCACAGTCAAATACAGGACCACGAGAAAAGTCAGTTATAGAATTACCGCCATCAAATACTGCAATAATATTCATGTATGACCTTAATAATGTTGAATATGTCAGAAATTCTGGATTAAATTTAGAGAATTTATTCTTACTGAGTAAATTATATCGGCATTCAAGGTGTTTTACTGTAGTATTTAGAAATTCAACGGTTGCTTCTAATGTAATTAGACTATCTATACGCAATTGATTTGTAAAACACCATTTAGTATCATAGTCTTCTTGAGAATTTTTAAGTAAAATCTGCCCTGGGAACCCTCCAGATGGTATTCCAAGGCCGTCGCGCCCTTGAGTTCCTGTTGCACCATCGGCTCCTGTTGGACCCTGAGTTCCTGTTGCACCATCGGCTCCTGTTGGACCCTGAGTTCCTGTTGCACCATCGGCTCCTGTTGGACCATCTAAACCCTGAGCACCTGTCGCACCATCTAAGCCCTGAGCACCTGTTGCACCCTCCAAGCCTTGAGATCCAGTTGGACCCACTAAGCCCTGAGCTCCTGTGGCACCGACTAGGCCCTGAGCTCCTGTTGGACCCTCCAAGCCTTGAGCTCCTGTTGGCCCTTCTAAGCCCTCCGCTCCTGTCGCACCCACTAGGCCCTGAGCTCCTGTTGGGCCCTGTAGACCCTGAGCTCCAGTTGCACCGACTAGGCCCTGAGCTCCAGTTGGACCCTCCAAGCCTTGAGCTCCTGTTGCACCCACTAAGCCCTGAGCTCCAGTTGCACCGACTAGGCCCTGAGCTCCAGTTGGACCCTCCAAGCCTTGAGCTCCTGTTGCACCCTCGAAGCCCTGAGCTCCTGTTGGACCCTCCAAGCCTTGAGCTCCTGTTGCACCTTCTAAGCCATGCGCGCCTGTTGGACCCTGTAGACCCTGAGCTCCAGTTGCACCTTCTAAGCCCTGAGCCCCTCTTGGACCCTCCAAGCCTTGAGCTCCTGTTGCACCCACTAAGCCCTGAGCTCCTGTTGCACCCTCTAAGCCCTGAACCCCAGTTGGACCCACTAAGCCCTCAGATCCTGTTGGGCCCACTAAGCCCTGAGCTCCAGTTGGCCCTTCAAGGCCTTGAGCTCCAGTTGGTCCTTCTAAGCCCTGAGCTCCAGTTGGGCCTTCTAAGCCCTGAGCTCCAGTTGCACCGACTAGGCCCTGAGCTCCTGTTGCACCTTCTAAGCCCTGAGCTCCTGTTGCACCTTCTAAGCCCTGAGTGCCTGTTGCACCAACTAAGCCCTGAGCTCCTGTTGCACCTTCTAAGCCCTGAGATCCAGTTGCGCCTTGTAAGCCCTGAGCTCCAGTTGCACCCTGTAGGCCCTGAGCTCCAGTTGCACCCTGTAAGCCCTGAGCACCTGTTGGACCAAGTAATAATGGATAAAATAGTATATTTTGAATGTAATATCCAGAAGAATATATCAAAAAATTAGCATGAAGGGGATTTACTATTTCTTTGTAATTTGCATAAATTATAAATCCATCAATATAATATCGAAGTTCCAAACCGGTATACTGAATACTAAATACCGTGGTAGTAGTAAATTCTCCACTACATATCTTAATTAGAGTATCATTTTCATAAATACAGATAGATCTATCTTCAGTAATATGAAATCCGAAGTCTATATTTGATGTTGATGTATTTGATGATGGAAAATATGAGAGACCAATAAACACATTTGGTGTCATTGATCCAAGACTAAATGATAGATTAAAATGTATAAATGCCTCCAGGGAATACATACTTGCATTCCATCCATCGTTCAAGTCTGTTTTAATAATAGTTGATGAGTCTAATTGATGTATTGCATGCTTATTTAGTGAATTTTGCACTAAGGTAAAGGTTCCTTTAGCAAACATTCCTTTTTGCCCAGTGGCACCCTGTGCGCCGGTGGGTCCCTCGAGTCCTGTATGTCCCTGTGCACCTATAGGTCCCTGAGCTCCCGTTGCACCTGTAGAACCCTCTGCGCCTGTTACACCTGTAGAACCCTCTGCACCGGTAGAACCTTCTGCGCCTGTTGCACCTGTAGAACCCTCTGCGCCTGTTGCACCTGTAGAACCCTCTGCCCCTGTAATACCCGTTGCACCATCTAATCCTCTAGCACCTTGAGATCCTGTAGCACCCTCTAAGCCCTGCGCCCCTTGGGTGCCCTGAGAGCCCTGCGCCCCTTGGGTGCCCTGAGAGCCCTGCGCCCCTTGGGTGCCCTGTGCACCAGTTGCGCCATCTAATCCTGTAGCACCCTGCGCCCCTTGGGTGCCCTGCGCCCCTTGGGCGCCCTGTGCACCTTGGGTGCCCTCGGCACCCGTTGCGCCATCTAAGCCCTGAGCACCTGTAGCACCATCTAAGCCCTGAACCCCTTGGGTGCCCTGAGCACCTGTAGCACCATCTAAGCCCTGAGCACCTGTTATACCCCTTGCTCCCGTAGGACCATCTAAGCCCTGCGCCCCTTGGGTTCCCTGCGCCCCTTGGGTGCCCTCTGCACCTTGGGTGCCCTGAGCACCCGTTGTGCCATCTAATCCTGTAGCACCCTGCACCCCTTGGGCGCCCTGTGCACCTTGGGTGCCCTCGGCACCCGTTGCGCCATCTAAGCCCTGAGCACCTGTTATACCCCTTGCACCTGTAGGACCCTGAGCACCTGTAGCACCATCTAAGCCCTGAGCACCTGTTATACCCCTTGGCCCTTGAGCTCCTGTTACACCTTCTGCTCCTGTTATACCATGTGATCCTCTCTGACCAAGTAGTAATGGATAAAATAATATATCTTTAATGTAATATCCAGAAGAATAAATCAGAAAATTCGCATGAAGAGGTTTTACTATTTCTTTGTAAACTGCATGAATCATAAATCCATCAATATAATACCGAAGTTCGAAACCGGTATACTGAATACTAAATAGTGTAGTGCTAGTAAATTCTGTAGTAGATATCTTTACAAGAGTATCATTTTCATATATGCAGATTGATCTATCATCGCTAATATTAAATCCAAAATCGACATTCGATGTATATGTATTTAATGATGGAAAATATGAGAGACCAATAAACACATTTGGATGTAGTGAGCCAATAGTAAATGATAAATTAAAATGTATAAATGCCTCCAGGGAATACATGCTTGCATTCCATCCATCGTTCAAGTCTGTTTTAATAATAGTTGATGAGTCTAATTGGTGTATTTCATGCTTATTTAGTGGATTTTGCACTAAGGTAAAGGTTCCTTTGGCAAACGTTCCCTTTTGCCCAGTGGCGCCCTGTGCGCCTGTAACACCCTGTGCACCTGTAGCACCCTGTGCACCCTGTGCACCTGTAGCACCCTGTGCACCTGTAGCACCCTCTACTCCTGTAGTGCCCTCTGCTCCTGTAGGACCCTGAGCCCCTGTTACACCCTGAGCCCCTGTTACACCCTGAGCCCCTGTTGCACCCTCGGCCCCTGTTGCACCCTGAGCCCCTGTTACACCCTCTAAACCTCGTTGACCCTCCGCCCCTGTTGCACCCTGAGACCCTGTTGCACCCTGAGACCCTGTTGCACCCTGAGACCCTGTTGCACCCTGAGACCCTGTTGCACCCTCTAAACCTCGTTGGCCCTCCGCCCCTGTTGCACCCTGAGCCCCTATTGCACCCTGATCCCCTGTTGCACCCTGATCCCCTGTTGCACCCTGAGCCCCTATTGCACCCTGAGACCCTATTGAACCCTGCGCCCCTGTTGCACCCTGAGACCCTTGGGTGCCCTGCGCCCCTTGGGTGCCTTGGGTGCCCTGAGTTCCCGTTGCACCTTCAGCTCCCGTTGCACCTTCAGCTCCCGTTGCACCTTCAGCTCCCGTTGCACCTTCAGCTCCCGTTGCACCCTCTGCACCCTGCGCCCCTTGGGTGCCCTGCGCCCCTTGGGTGCCCTGAGCCCCTTGGGTGCCCTGAGCCCCTTGGGTGCCCTGAGCCCCTTGGGTGCCCTGAGCCCCTATTGCACCCTGAGATCCCTGCGCCCCTTGAGTGCCCTGCGACCCAGTTATGCCATCTGCTCCTGTAGCACCCTGAGCTCCTATTGCACCATCTAAGCCCTGAGCTCCAGTTGCACCCTGAGTTCCCTGCACCCCTTGGGTGCCCTGCGACCCAGTTATTCCATCTGCCCCAGTTACACCTTCAGCTCCCTGCGCCCCTTGGGTGCCCTGCGCCCCTTGGGTGCCTTCAGCTCCCTGCGCCCCTTGGATGCCCTGAGCTCCCTGCACCCCTTGGGTGCCCTGAGCTCCAGTTGCACCCTGAGTTCCTGTAGCACCCTCTGCTCCTGTTGCACCCTGAGCTCCTATAGCACCATCTAAGCCCTGTGCGCCAGTTATACCAATTGCTCCTGTAGCACCCTGAGACCCTGTTATGCCATCTGCTCCAGTTGCACCTTCAGCTCCCTGCGTGCCTTGGGTTCCCTGAGCTCCCTGCGCCCCTTGGGTTCCCTGAGCTCCCTGTGCCCCTTGAGTGCCCTGGGCACCTGTTGCACCTTCAGCACCTGTTGGACCTTTAGCTCCCTGGGCCCCTTGGGTTCCCTGAGCACCTATTGCACCTTCAGCACCTGTTAACCCCTCTAGGCCTATAGCAGTATACGCGTTATTGACTTCAGGAACGATAGCTAATGGATAAAAGCATATATTTTTAATAAAAAATCCAGATGAATATAAAATAAAATTTGCGTGTATAGGATATCTTAATGCAGCCTCTCTTTTATATGTGACATATCCATCAATCTGATATTGTATTTCTTGTCCTGTATATTGTATTCTAAAAAGAGTATTTTCAGTAAATTCTCCTTGGCATATTTTAATCAGGATATCATTTTCATAAATACATACAGATCTATCCTCAGTAATATGGAATCCAAAGTCTACATTTGATGTATAAGTATTCAGCGAAGGGAAATAAGAGTAACCAATAAACGTATTTGGCGTTAATGAACTAAGAGTGAATGATAGGGAGCAGGCCTCATATGCCTCTAATGAATAGATGTTGGCATTCCATCCATCAATTGTTGTTAATTTAGTAATTGTAGAAGAATCCAATTGTTCAATATTATTGTCATTATTTAGTATATTTTGTATCAAAGTAAACATTCCTTTACCAAATTGGCCTCGTTGACCAGTTGCACCAAATGAACCTGTTTGGCCTGTTGCACCAGAGGTCCCAGTATAACCTGTTTGACCATCTTGTCCTGCTTGGCCAGATGCACCTGTTTGACCATCTTGACCATCTTGCCCTCTTGCGCCAGTTGCGCCAGTTGCGCCAGTTGCGCCAGTTGCGCCAGTTGAACCATCAGCACCAGTTGCGCCAAATACAATGGATTTATTTTCTATATCAGTTTTTACTGTATTCTGGCTGTAATTAATTATAGGATTAAAATGTATATTTTCTACACAGTATCCAGATGAATAGAGAAGAAAATTTGCATGTAATGGATATCCTAAGATAACATCTTTTTTATATATTAAGAATCCATTAATCAAATACTCGATTTCTTTTCCTGTATACTGAATTCCAAATACAGTTCTAGTAGTAAATTCTCCTGAGCATATGTGAATGAGGTTATCGTTTTCATAAATGCAAACAGATCTATCTTCTGTGATATTAAATCCATAGTCTATATTGGATGTATAAGTATTTAATTCTGGAAAATAAGAGAGGCCAATAAAGACATTTGGTGCTAGTGACCCAAGAGTAAATGATAGAGAGCACGTTTCATATGCCTCTAAGGAATAGATATTTGCATTCCATCCATCTTCAGTAGTTAGCTTACAAAGTGTTGATGAATCTAATTGTTGAATCTGATTATCATTATTTAACCTATTTTGTATAAGAGTAAAGGTTCCTTTTCCAAATTCACCCTTTTCACCAGTTTTACCATCTACACCATCTTTGCCATCAGCACCAGTTGCACCGAGGGCACCTGTTTCACCAGTAAACCCTGTTTCACCAGTAAACCCTGTTTGACCTGTTGCACCAAACGCACCGGTTTGACCTGTTTCGCCTGATTGGCCAGTTAAGCTAATATATCCTGTTTCATTATCCGTTGCTAGATAACTATATGTATTAATTATCTTGTTAAAATGTATATTTTCTACACAGAATCCAGATGAATACAGGAGAAAATTTGCATGTAAGGGATATCCTAAGACAATCTCTTTTTTATATACCAAGAATCCATCCATCAAATACTCGATTTCTTTTCCTGTATACTGAATTCCAAATACTGTAGTAGTAGTAAATTCTCCTGAGCATATGTGAATGAGGTTATCGTTTTCATAAATGCAAACAGATCTATCTTCTGTGATATTAAATCCATAGTCTATATTTGATGTATAAGTATTTAATTCTGGAAAATAGGAGAGACCAATAAAGACATTTGGTGCTAGTGACCCAAGAGTAAATGATAGTGAGCAGGCGGCATATGCCTCTAAGGAATAGATATTTGCATTCCAGCTATCTACACTAGTTATCTTGCATATTGTTGATGAATCTAATTGCTGAATCTGATTATCATTATTTAACCTATTTTGTATTAAAGTAAATGTTCCTTTTCCAAATTCACCCTTTTCACCAGTTTTACCATCTGTGCCATCTTTGCCAGTTGCACCAAGGGCACCTGTCTGCCCTGTTGCACCAGTATAGCCGGTTTGCCCATCTGCACCAGTTGCACCATCATTTCCTCCTTTACCAGTTGCACCAGTATAACCCGTTTGACCATCTTGACCAGTTATACCAGTATAACCAGTGTGTCCATCTAGACCTGTTGCACCTGTTTGACCAGTTTCACCTGCTTGACCAGTTTCACCAGTATAACCAGTGTGTCCATCTAGACCTGTTGCACCTGTTTGACCAGTTTCACCTGCTTGACCAGTTTCACCTGCTTGACCAGTTTCACCAGTTTGACCTGCTTGACCTGCTTGACCTGTTTGACCTGTTTGACCTATTTGACCAGTTTGACCTGTTGCACCAGATGCGCCATCTTGGCCATCTTGACCAGTTGCACCAAATGCACCGGTTTGACCATCTTTGCCATCCTGGCCATCTTTACCATCCTTTCCATCCTTGCCATCCTGACCATCTTTGCCATCTTTACCAGAGGCTCCTGTTTCACCAGAGACGCCATCTTTACCATCCTTGCCATCCTTGCCATCCTGGCCATCCTTGCCATCCTGGCCATCCTTGCCATCCTGGCCATACTTGCCATCCTGGCCATCCTGGCCATCCTTTCCATCCTGGCCATCCTGGCCATCCTTGCCATCCTTGCCATCCTGGCCATCCTGGCCATCCTGGCCATCCTTGCCTGTTGCACCAATGGCGCCTGTTTGACCATCCTTGCCATCCTGACCATCCTTGCCATCCTGGCCATCTTGACCATCTTTGCCATCTTTGCCATCTTTGCCATCTTTGCCATCTTGACCTGTTTGGCCTGTTTGACCATCTTGACCATGTTTACCATCCTTACCATCTTGGCCAGTATAACCTATTTTGCCATCTTCACCATCCTTACCATCTTTACCATCTCGTCCTGTTGCGCCATCTTGCCCAGTTAGTCCACGTGAGCCTGTTTCGCCAGTTGCCCCAAAAGCACCTGTTTCACCTGTTTGACCATTCGCGCCTATATAATCATAGCTGTTATTTATACTATTAAAATGGATATTTTCTACACAATATCCTGATGAATAGATAAGAAAATTTGCATGCAAGGGACTTGCTAAAATGAGTTCTCGTCTATGCAGTAAATTTCCATCCATCAAATACTGGATTTCCTTCCCAGTATACTGAATTCCAAATACGGTAGTAGTAGTAAATTCTCCTGAGCATATATGTATCAGAGTATCATTTTCATAAATACAGATTGATCTATCCTCGCCAATATGAAATCCAAAATCTACATTTGATGTGTAGGTATTTAGCCCTGGAAAATAAGAGAGGCCAATGAAGACATTAGGATATAGTGATCCAAGACTAAATGATAACGAACATGCCTTGTATGACTCCAAGGAATATATGTTAGCATTCCATCCATGCTGGCTACTTACCTTAGAAAGCGTTGACGAGTCTAATTGCTCAATGGTATTATTATTATTCAGTCTATTTTGTATTAAAGTAAACGTTCCTTTGCCAAACTCGCCTCGCTGACCTTCTGCGCCATGGGCACCAGATGCACCAGTTGCACCAAGATCTCCTTTTTGACCAGTTGAACCACTATAACCAGTTTTACCATCTTGCCCAGTTGCACCAATGGCACCTGTTTCACCTGTTCGACCATCGTTACCTGCTTCACCAGTTGCACCAGATGCACCAGTTGCACCAGAAGTGCCATCTTTACCATCTTTACCATCTTTACCATCTTTCCCAGTTATACCATCTGAACCTGCTTGACCAGTATAACCAGTTTGCCCATCCTTACCATCCTGTCCATCCTTACCATCTTGACCAGTATAACCTGTTTGGCCATCTTGACCATCCTTACCATCTCGGCCATCTTGCCCATCCTGACCATCTTTACCATCCTGGCCATCCTGGCCATCCTGACCATCTTTACCATCTTGGCCATCTTTGCCATCTTGCCCATCTTGCCCATCTGCACCATCTTGCCCATCTTTACCATCTGTGCCATCATTACCATCTCGGCCATCTTGACCATCTTGCCCATCTTGACCATCTTGGCCATCTTGGCCATCTTGACCATCTTTGCCATCTCGACCATCTTGGCCATCTTTGCCATCTCGACCATCTTGGCCATCTTGACCATCTTGACCATCTTGACCATCTTGGCCATCTTTGCCATCTTGACCATCTTGGCCATCTTGGCCATCTTGGCCATCTTTGCCATCTTGGCCATCTTGGCCATCTTTGCCATCTTGACCTGTATAGCCAGTTTTACCATCTTGCCCAGTTGCACCAATGGCACCTGTTTCACCTGTTCGACCATCGTTACCTGCTTCACCGGTTGCACCAGATGCACCAGTTGCACCAGAAGTGCCATCTTTACCATCTTTACCATCTTTACCATCTTTCCCAGTTATACCATCTGAACCTGCTTGACCAGTATAACCAGTTTGCCCATCCTTACCATCCTGTCCATCCTTACCATCTTGACCAGTATAACCTGTTTGGCCATCTTGACCATCCTTACCATCTCGGCCATCTTGCCCATCCTGACCATCTTTACCATCCTGGCCATCCTGGCCATCCTGACCATCTTTACCATCTTGGCCATCTTTGCCATCTTGCCCATCTTGCCCATCTTGCCCATCTGCACCATCTTGCCCATCTTTACCATCTGTGCCATCATTACCATCTCGGCCATCTTTGCCATCTTGGCCATCCTGGCCATCTTGGCCATCTTGGCCATCTTGACCATCTTGACCATCTTGACCATCTTTGCCATCCTGGCCATCCTTGCCATCTTGGCCATCTTTGCCATCTTGACCTGTTTGGCCATCTTTGCCATCTTGACCATCTTGGCCATCTTGGCCATCTTTGCCATCTTGGCCATCTTGGCCATCTTTGCCATCTTGACCTGTATAGCCTGTTTTACCATCTTCACCACGCTGACCAGTATAACCTGTTTGACCAGTTGCCCCAAAAGCACCTGTTTCACCGGTTTGACTATTTAGTTCTATATAATTGTGAGTGTTAATTAGAGCATTAAAATGAATATTTTCTATACAATATCCAGATGAATAGAGAAGAAAATTTGCATGTAAGGGATTCACTAAAATAACTTCTCGTCTATGCACTAAATTTCCATCCATCAAATACTGGATTTCCTTCCCAGTATACTGAATTCCAAATACGGTAGTAGTAGTAAATTCTCCTGAGCATATTTTAACTAGAGTATCATTTTCATAAATGCATATAGATCTATCATCACTAATGTGAAATCCAAAGTCAACATTTGATGTATGCGTATTTAACTCTGGAAAATAAGAGAGGCCAATGAAGACAATTGGATATAGTGATCCAAGAGTAAATGATAGCGAACAGTGAGTATATGCCTCTAACGAATACATGCTGGCATTCCATGCATCCTGTGTAGTTGCCTTACAAAGTGTTGATGAATTTATCTGCTCAATGGTATTATCATTATTTAGTCTATTCTGTATTAAAGTAAATGTTCCTTTTCCAAATTCACCTCTTTGTCCAGTTGATCCAGTTATACCATCTTGGCCAGTTGCACCGCCTGCACCAGTTGCACCACTATAACCAGTTTCACCATCTCGACCATCTTGACCATCTTTACCAGTTGCACCACTTGAGCCTGTTTCGCCATCTTTGCCATCTTGACCAGTTGCACCAATTGAGCCTGTTTCGCCATCTTTACCAGTATAACCAGTTGCACCAATTGAGCCTGTTTCGCCATCTTGTCCATCCTTACCATCATAACCATCTTGTCCATCCTTACCATCTTTACCATCTTGGCCATCTTTGCCATCTTGACCATCTTTGCCATCTTTTCCAGTTGCCCCAAAAGAGCCGGTTTCACCTGATTTACCAGTTGGACCAATCGCACCTGTTTTACCATCTTGCCCAGTTGCACCAGATGCACCCGTGTTACCATCTTGACCAGTTGCACCAGATGCACCTGTTTTACCATCTTGGCCAATTGCACCAGATGCACCTGTTTTACCATCTTGGCCAGTTGCACCTCTTTGACCATCATTGCCTACTTGTCCAGTTGCACCAGTATACCCTGTTAGACCATCATTTCCATCTTGGCCATCTTGACCATCTCGCCCAGTTGCGCCATCTTGACCATCTCGCCCAGTTGCGCCATCTTGGCCATCTCGCCCTGTTGCGCCATCTTGGCCATCTTTGCCATCTCGCCCTGTTGCGCCATCTTCGCCATCTTTACCAGTAGAACCTGTTTGGCCATCTTGGCCAGTTGCACCAAGGGCACCTGTTTCACCATCTTTACCATGTTTACCATCTTGTCCAGTTGCACCAGTATAACCTGTTTGACCAGTTGGCCCAAAAGCACCAGTTTGATTAGTTAATTCTATATAATCACCGTTATTAATTATACTATTAAAATGGATATTTTCTACACAATATCCTGATGAATACAAGAGAAAGTTTGCATGCAAAGGATTTGCTAAAATAACTTGTCGTCTATGTAGTAAATTTCCATCGATTAAATACTGTATTTCGTTCCCAGTATACTGAATTCCAAAGACTGTTCTACTAGTAAATTCTCCTGAGCATATTTTAATAAGAATATCATTTTCATAAATACACATTGAACTATCATCACCAATATGAAATCCAAAGTCTACATTCGATGTATGAGTATTTAATTCTGGAAAATATGAGAGGCCAACAAAGATGCTTGGATATAACGAGCTAATAGTAAATGATAAGGAGCAGGCCTTGTATGCCTCTAAGGAATACATGCTGGTATTCCATCCATCTTGTGTAGTTACCTTGCATATTGTTGATGAATCTAATTGCTCGATCACATTATTGTTATTCAGCCTATTTTGTATTAAAGTAAATGTTCCTTTGCCAAAGTCACCCTTTTGACCATCTGCTCCATGAGTGCCAGATGCACCAGTTGCACCAAGGGCACCTGTTTGACCATCGCGTCCTGTTGCGCCATCTGCTCCATGAGCGCCAGTTACACCAGTTGCACCAAGGGTGCCTGTTTCACCATCTTTACCTGCTTGGCCAGTTGCACCAGGGGCACCTGTTTCACCATCTTTACCTATTTGGCCAGTTGCACCTGTTTCACCAGGGGCTCCTGTTTCACCAGAGTCTCCTCTTTCACCAGAGGCTCCTCTTTTACCATCTTGTCCAGTTGCACCATCCTGTCCAGTTGCACCATCGCGACCAGTTGCACCATCTTGTCCAGTTGCACCATCGTGCCCAGTTGCACCATCTGCGCCAATTGCTCCAGTTACACCTGTTGCACCAAGGGCGCCTGTTTCACCATCTTTACCCGCTTGGCCAGTTGCACCTGTTTTTCCAGCAGCTCCTGTTTCACCTGTTGCTCCTGTTTTACCAGCGGCTCCTGTTTCACCTGTGACTCCTGTTACACCTGCTGCTCCTGTTTGGCCATCTTGGCCAGTTGCACCAGGAGCACCTGTTTGACCATCTTGGCCAGTTGCACCTGTTTGGCCATCTTGACCAGTTGCACCAGGGGCACCTGTTTCACCATCTTTACCCGCTTGACCAGTTGCACCAGAGGCACCTGTTTCACCATCTTTACCCGCTTGGCCACTTGCGCCATCTTCACCATCTTTACCCGCTTGGCCAGTTGCACCAGTTGCACCAAAGGCACCTGTTTCACCATCTTTACCCGCTTGGCCAGTTGCGCCAGTTGAACCTGTTTCACCAGCTGAGCCTGTTTCACCTGTTTCACCGCTTTTACCAACTGTCTCTATATAATCATAATTGTTAATTAGAGAATTAAAATGAATATTTTCTACACAATATCCTGATGAATAGAGGAGAAAATTTGCATGTAAGGGATGTGCTAAGGCAATCTCTTTTTTATATACTAAGAATCCATCGATGAAATACTGGAGATCGCTTGCGGTATACTGAATTCCAAAGACTGTTCTACTAGTAAATTCTCCTGGGCATATTTTAATCAAAATATCATTTTCGTAAATACAAATAGAGCCATCTTCTCCAATATGAAATCCAAAATCTACATTCGATGTATGAGTATTTAGATCTGGAAAATACGAGAGGCCAATAAATACACTTGGTGTTAGTGATGCAAGAGTAAATGATAGAGAGGCAGCAGTGTATCGCTCTAAGGAATACACATTGGCATTCCATCCATCTTGAGTAGTTATCTTACAAAGTGTTGATGAATCTACTTGCTGAATATGATTATCATTATTTAGCCTATTATTTATTAGGGTAAAGGTTCCTTTACCAAAGTCACCCTTTTCACCAGTCTGACCCTGTTGTCCAGTTGCACCAACCGCGCCTATTTTACCATCATTACCTGCTTGGCCAGTCGCACCTGTTTGTCCATCTTGGCCAGTTGCACCATCCTGTCCAGTTGCACCTGTTTGTCCATCTTGTCCAGTTGCACCTATTTGTCCATCTTGGCCAGTTGCACCATCCTGTCCAGGAGCACCTGTGTGTCCATCTTGGCCAGTTGCACCTATTTGTCCAGTTGCACCTGTTTGTCCATCTTGGCCATCTAGACCATGTTCTCCATCTCGCCCATCTCGCCCATCTAGGCCATCTTCTCCATCTCGACCATCTCGCCCATGTTTCCCATCCTGTCCAGGAGCACCTGTTTCGCCATCTCGACCAGATGCACCATCCTGTCCTGTATAGCCGGTTTGACCATCTTGACCTGTTGCACCAGTATAAGTGATTTGACTATCTTGACCTGTATGAATTAAATGGTTAAAATGAATATTTTCTATACAATATCCAGATGAATAGAGAAGAAAATTTGCATGTAAGGGGTTAACTAAGTTAATTTCCCTTTTATATACTATGAATGCATTGATCAAATACTGGATTTCCTTGCCAGTATATTGAATTCCAAATACGGTAGTAGTAGTAAAATCTCCTGTGCATACTTTAACTAGTGTATCATTTTCATAAATGCAAATAGATCTATCCTCACCAATATGAAATCCAAAGTCCACATTTGATGTATAAGTATTTAGATCTGGAAAATAAGAGAGGCCAATGAAGACAACTGGATATAGTGATCCAAGCGTAAATGATAGGGAGCAGGCATTGTATGCCTCTAATGAATACATGCTGGCATTCCAGCTATCTATACTAGTTATCTTACAAATGGTGGATGAATCTAATTGCTCAATATGATTATCATTGTTTAGCCTATTTTTTACTAGAGTAAACGTGCCTTTGCCAAAGTCACCCTTTTGACCAATTGCACCTTGTTGACCAGTATCACCTTGTTTACCAGTGACGCCTTCTTGACCAGTATACCCAGTTTGCCCATCTTGCCCATCTTGACCAGTATAACCTGTTTGACCAGTTGCACCGATCGCCCCCGTTTGACCATCCTCACCAGTATAGCCTGTTTCACTATTATTGCCTAAATAGTTATCGGTATTATTTAGAGTATTAAAGTGAATATTTTCCAAACAATATCCTGATGAATACAGGAGAAAATTTGCATGTAAAGGATTAGCTAAAATAACTTCTCTTCTATGCAGTAAATTTCCATCTATCAAATACTGGATTTCCTTGCCAGTATATTGAATTCCAAAGACAGTTCTAATAGTAAATTCTCCTGGGCAGATTTTAATAAGAGTATCATTTTCATAAATGCAAATAGATCTATCCTCGCCAATATGAAATCCAAAGTCTATATTGGATGTTTCAGTATTTAGCTCTGGAAAATAAGAGAGGCCAACAAAGACATCTGGATATAGTGAACCAATGGTAAATGATAGTGAGCAGGTATTGTATGCCTCTAATGAATAGATGCTGGCATTCCAGCTATCGACTGTACTTATCTTACAAATGGTTGATGAATCTATCTGCTCAATGGTATTATCATTATTTAATCTATGTTTTATTAGAGTAAATGTTCCTTTACCGAATTCACCCCTTTGTCCAGTGCTACCATCCTTACCAGTTTTACCAGATTTACCAGTCATACCAGTTGCACCAGTTGGTCCTGTTGCTCCTCTCTTACCTGTATGACCATCACGACCAGTATATCCTGTTTGCCCATCCTTACCATGTTTACCAGCTTTGCCAGTATAGCCTGTTTCACCAGTATTTCCTATATATCCTTCGTTATTAATTAACGTATTAAAATGAATATTTTCTACACAATAACCAGATGCATAAAGGAGAAAGTTCGCGTGTAAGGGATTTACTAAGGTAGCATATTTTTTATATACTAAGAAACCATTGATTAAATACTGGATTTCCTTTCCTGTATACTGAATTCCAAATACAGTTGTAGTAGTAAACCCTCCTTGGCATATATGTATTAGAGTATCATTTTCATAAATGCAGGCCGAATTATCTTCTGTAATACTAAATCCAAAATCAACATTTGATGTATACGTATTTAATTCTGGAAAAAAAGATAGACCAACAAATATACTTGCAGTTAGTGAACTAACAGTAAATGATAATGAACAGGTGTTATATGCCTCTAAAGAATACATATTGGCATTCCAACTATCTATACTAGTTACCTTGCAAATTGTCGAAGAATCTACTTGCTTAATATGATTATCATTATTTAGTATATTTTCTATTAGAGTAAATGTTCCTTTGCCAAATTCACCCCTTTCACCAGTGCTACCATCTTTACCAGTGTTACCTGTCATACCTGTCATACCTGTTGAGCCAGTATCACCTGTTGCTCCTCTCTTACCAGTGTGACCATCCTTGCCAGTATATCCTGTTTGACCATCTTTACCATGTTTGCCAGCTTTTCCTGATTGACCAGTTGCACCAACTGCGCCAGTATCACCTGTTTGACCAGTTGCACCAAGCGCAGGTATTTGACTATTTTCACTTTGTATATATGACTCATTATTAATTAGAGTATTAAAATGAATATTTTCTACGCAATATCCAGATGAATATAGGAGAAAGTTTGCATGTAAGGGATTTACTATGTCAATCTCTTTTTTATATACTATGAATCCATGAATCAAATACTGCATTTCCTTTCCTGTATACTGAATTCCAAAGACGGTTCTGGTAGTAAATTCTCCTTGGCATATATGTATTAGAGTATCATTTTCATAAATACATACAGATTTATCATCCATGATATTAAATCCAAAGTCGATATTTGACGTATGTGTATTTGACTCTGGGAAATAAGAGAGACCAATAAAGACATTTGGGGTTGGTGATCCAAGAGTAAATGTTAGCGAGAATATCTGATATGCCTCTAAAGAATATATATTGGCATTCCATTCATCGTGTGTAGTTACTTTACAAATCGTTGATGAATCGAGTTGCTCAATATGATTATCATTATTTAGCCTATTTTCGATTAGAGTAAATGTTCCTTTACCAAAATCGCCCCGCTGACCTGTGCTACCATCCTTACCAGTTTTGCCAGTTTTGCCAGTCATACCAGTTGTGCCTGTTTCACCAGTTACTCCTCTCTTTCCAGCTTGACCATCACGACCAGTTGCACCTGCTTGACCTGTTTGACCAGTTGCCCCAAAAGCACCAGTATAGCCTGTTTGACTATTATTTTCTAGATGTATTTCGTTATTAATTAAATTATTAAAATGAATATTTTCTATACAATATCCTGATGAATACAGGAGAAAATTCGCATATAATGGACTTCTTAAGTCTACCTCTCTTTTATATATTAAAAATCCACTAATTGAATACTGAATTTCTTTTCCTGTATACTGAATTCCAAATACAGTTGTAGAAGTAAATTCCCCTTGGCATATATGTATTAGAGTATCATTTTCGTAAATACATATAGATCGGTCCTCACCAATATAAAATCCAAAGTCAATATTTGATGTATACGTATTTAGCCAAGGAATATAGGAGAAACCAGCAAACATGTTTGGAGTTACAGATGAAATAGTGAATGATAGGGAGCATTTCTCATAAGCCTCCAAAGAATACATATTGGCATTCCATCCATCTTCGGTAGTTACTTTACAAATTGTTGATGAATCTAGCTGCTCAATTGTATTATCATTATTTAGCCTATTGTTTATCAAAGTAAAGGTTCCTTTACCAAAGTCTCCCCTTTCACCCCTTTCACCACTTTTACCAGTTGCACCTGTTTGCCCATCTTGACCAGTTGAACCAGATGCACCCGTTTGCCCATCTTGGCCAGTTGAACCAATTACACCAGTTGCACCCGTTTGACCTGTTTGACCAGTTGAACCCGTTTGACCAGTTGCACCTGTTTGCCCTGTTTGACCAGTTGCACCTGTTTGACCTGTTGCGTCTAATATGACATTATTTTCTGCATACTCATTATTAATTAGAGGATTAAAATGTATATTTTCTATACAATATCCAGATGAATATAAAACAAAATTTGCATGTAAAGGATATGCTAAAGTAACCTCTCTTTTATTTACTAAGAATCCATCAATTAAATATCGAATTTCTTTTCCTGTATACTGAACTCCAAATAGAGTTGTTGTTGTAAATTCCCCTGGACATATTTTAATTAGAGTATCATTTTCATAAATGCAAATAGATCTATCTTCACCAAGATGAAATCCAAAGTCAATATTTGATGTATAAGTATTTAATCCAGGAAAATATGAGAGGCCAATAAAGACATTTGGATTTAGTGAGCTAATTGTAAATGTTAGGGAGCAAGCCTCATAAGACTCTAAGGAATACATGTTGGCATTCCATCCATCTTCGGTAGTTAGTTTACAAATTGTCGAGGAATCCACTTGCTGAATCTGTTGATCATTATTTAGCCTATTACTTATTAAAGTAAATGTCCCTTTACCAAATTCACCCTTTTGCCCAGTTTTACCAGTTGATCCAGTTTCACCTGCTTGACCAGTTTGACCTGTTTGACCAGTTTGGCCCGTTTTACCAGTTTCACCCGTTTGACCCGTTTGACCAGTTTGACCCGTTTGACCCGTTTGACCCGTTTGACCCGTTGCACCATCCTGGCCAGTTGCACCATCCTGGCCAGTTGCACCATCTGCACCTGATTGACCAGTTTGACCAAATGTAGAATTTACACTATCTTGGCATGTATTAATTATATTGTTAAAATGTATATTTTCTATATAATATCCTGATGAATGTAGAATAAAATTTGCATGAAAGGGATATGTTATACTAATCTCTCGTGTGTATACTAAAATTCCATCAATTAAATACTGGATTTCCGTTCCAGTATATTGAATTCCAAAGACAGTTCTAGTAGTAAATTCCCCTTGGCATATTTTAATTAGAATATCATTTTCATAAATACATACGGAAGTATCTTCGCCAAGATGAAATCCAAAGTCAATATTTGACGTATAGGTATTTAATTCAGGAAAATAAGAGAAGCCCGCAAAAACATTTGGATGTAGTGAGCTAATTGTAAATGATAATGTGCAAGCCATATATGCCTCTAAGGAATATATGCTGGCATTCCATCCATCTTCGGTAGTTATTTTACGAATTGTCGAGGAATCTAGCTGCTCGATCGTATTATCATTATTTAGCCTATTTTTTATGAGAGTAAATGTTCCTTTTCCAAATTCACCCCGTTCACCTATTTTACCATCTAGGCCAGATTGACCAGTATAACCGGTTTTTCCATCTTGGCCAGTTGCACCTGTTGCACCACTTTCACCTGTTGCACCACATTCACCTGTTGCACCAAGGTCGCCTGTTTTACCATCTTGACCAGTTGCTCCACTTGCACCTGTTTGACCTGTTTCGCCAGTTGCACCTGTATAACCCGTTTGACCATCTTTACCATCTCTACCATCTTGACCATGCTGACCATCCTCACCCCTTGCACCGGTTGCACCTGTTTTACCATCTTGACCGGTTGATCCTGATCCGCCAGTTTGACCATCTCGGCCATCTTGGCCTGTTGCACCTATTGAACCAGTTGCACCTGTTTGACCTTGATCGCCAGTTGCACCTGTTTCACCATCCTGACCCTTTTGACCAGTTGCACCTGTTTGACCTTGATCGCCAGTTGCACCATCATTACCTGCTTGACCAGTTGTGCCTGTTTCACCATCTTTACCTGCTTCACCATCTTTACCTGCTTCACCAGTTTGACCAGTTGAACCAAGCTGACCCTCCTTACCATCCTGACCATCCTTGCCATCTTTACCATCTTTACCAGTTGCTCCAGATTCACCATCTTTACCATCTTGACCATCATTACCTGCTTGACCAGTTGCTCCCACTTGCCCAGTTGCACCTGTTTTACCATCTTGCCCAGTTGCACCTGTTTTACCATCTTGACCAGTTGCACCTACTGATCCTGCTTGACCAGTTGCACCTGTTTTACCATCTTGCCCAGTTGCACCTGTTTTACCATCTTGACCGGTTGCACCTGTTTTACCATCTTGACCGGTTGCACCTACTGATCCTGCTTGACCAGTTGCACCTTCTTGCCCAGTTGCACCTGCTTGACCTGTTGCCCCAGTTTGCCCAGTTGCACCTGCTTCACCTGTTTGCCCAGTTGCACCTATTGAACCAGTTGCACCATCTTTTCCATCTTCACCATCCTTACCTGTTAGGCCATCTTTTCCATCCAGACCATCTTTTCCATCCAGTCCTCTTGCACCAGTTGCACCATCTTGTCCCGTTTGGCCATCCTTGCCAGTTTGACCATCCTCACCTCTTGCACCAGTTGCACCTGTTTCACCATCTTGACCTGTTGCACCAATGTCACCTCTTTGCCCATCTCGGCCAGTTGCACCAGTGTGACCATCTTGACCAGTTGCACCCACATGCCCAGTTGCACCTGTTTTACCATCTTGACCAGTTGCACCTGTTTTACCATCTTGACCATCTTGCCCAGTTGCACCTGTTTGACCATCGCGACCATCGTGACCAGTTGCGCCTGCTTCACCAGTTGCGCCTGCTTCACCAGTTGCGCCTGCTTCACCAGTTGCACCTGCTTCACCATCTTGACCAGTTTGACCAGTGACGCCTGCTTTACCGTCTTGTCCAGTTTGACCAGTTGCACCTGCTTCACCATGCTGGCCATCTCGGCCAGTTGCACCAGATTGACCATCTTGACCATCTCGGCCATCTTGACCCCTTGCACCAGTAGATCCTGTTTGGCCATCTTGACCAGTTGCACCAAGTGCACCAGTTTGACCATCTCGGCCATCTTTACCAGTTGCACCTACTTCACCATCTCGGCCAGTTTGGCCAGTTGAACCTAGTTGACCATCTTGCCCAGTAAATCCAGTTGAGCCAGCTTGGCCATCTTTGCCATCTTGACCAGTTGCACCAGCTTGACCATCTTTGCCATCTTGACCTGATTGTCCAGTTACACCATCTCGGCCAGCTTGTCCTGTTGCACCTATTTCACCATCTTTACCATCTCGACCAGCTTGTCCAGTTGAACCAGTATCACCATCTTGACCTCTTGCACCGGTTTCACCATCTTGACCATCTTTTCCTCTTGCACCAGTATAACCGGTTTCACCATCGTGTCCATCTTTACCTGTTGCACCAGTATAACCGGTTTCACCATCATGCCCATCTTTACCTGTTGCACCAGTTCTACCAGTTTGACCATCTGCTCCAGTTGCACCATCAGCACCAGTTCTGCCAGTTTTACCATCTTGACCAGTTGCACCATCCTTCCCTTCCTGACCAGTTGCACCAGTATAACCAGTTTTACCATCTTGGCCTGTTTCACCATCTCGGCCAGCTTTACCGGTATAACCAGTTACACCATCTTTGCCATCCTGACCATCTTTGCCATCTTGACCATCTTGACCATCTTGACCATCTTGACCTCTTGCACCAGTGTCGCCAACTTGCCCAGTATAACCTGTTTGACCATCTTGACCATCTGCGCCAGCAGCACCTGTTTGACCATCTTTACCATCTGCGCCAGCAGCACCAGTTTGTCCATCTTTACCAGCTTGACCAGAGGAACCTGTTTGGCCATCTTCACCATTTTTGCCATCCTTTCCATCCTTACCATCTTGACCAGTTGCACCAGTTTGACCATCCTTACCAGTTTGGCCATCTTTGCCATCTTGTCCAGTTGCACCATCTTTACCGCTTGCGCCAGTTGCACCAGAGGCGCCATCTTGACCAGCTTGTCCAGTATAACCAGTTTGGCCATCTTTACCAGTTGCACCAAGGGCACCTGTTTGTCCATCTTTGCCATCACGACCAGTTCGCCCTGTTGCACCATCTTGACCAGTATACCCTATTTCACCGTCCTTACCATCCTTACCATCTTCCCCATTTACACCATCCTTACCATCTTTACCACTTGAACCAGCTTGACCAGTTGAACCAGAGGCGCCATCTTGACCATCTTTTCCATCCTTACCATCCTTGCCATCATTGCCAGTTTGACCAGTTGAACCAGCTTGGCCAGCTTCACCAGAAGCGCCATCTTGACCATCCTTTCCATCCTTACCATCCTTGCCATCATTGCCATCTTGACCATCCTTTCCATCCTTGCCATCCTTGCCATCTTGTCCTGTATAGCCTGTTTGCCCATCTTGGCCAGTATAGCCTGTTTGGCCATCTTTACCATCTTGGCCATCTTGGCCAGTATAGCCTGTTTGGCCAGTTGCACCAAGGGCGCCTGTTTCACCAGTTGCACCAAGGGCGCCTGTATATCCAGTTTGACCATCTTTACCAGTTTGTCCAGTTTGACCATCCTTGCCAGTATAGCCTGTTTGACCATCTTGTCCAGTTGCACCAAGGGCACCAGTTTGACCATCTTTGCCATGTTGCCCTGTATAGCCTGTTTGACCGTCCTTGCCATCTTGGCCATGCTTACCATCTTTACCGCTTGCACCATCTTGGCCAGTTGCACCAGAGGCACCTATTTGGCCATCTCGTCCATCCTTTCCATCTTGGCCGGTTTGTCCAGTTACGCCAGATTGTCCAGTTGCTCCAGATTGTCCAGTTGCTCCATCTTGACCAGTTGCTCCATCTTGACCAGTTGCTCCAGTTTGGCCATCTTGGCCAGCTTGTCCAGTATAACCAGTTTGACCATCACTGCCAGTTGCACCAAGGGCGCCTGTTTGTCCATCTTTGCCATCGCGACCAGCTAGACCAGTATAACCTGTCTGCCCATCTTTACCATCGCGACCAGATAGACCAGTATAACCCGTTTGACCATCCTTGCCATCTTGACCATCCTTGCCATCTCGACCATCGTTTCCATCTTGACCAGTATAACCTGTCTGACCATCTTGACCATCTTGACCAGTATAGCCTGTCTCACCATCTTTGCCATCTTGACCAGTATAACCAGTTTGGCCATCTTGTCCAGTATAACCTGTTTTACCAGTATAACCTGTTTCACCATCTTTACCTGTTTGCCCAGTTGAACCATCTTGACCTGCTTTACCAATTGCACCAACTGCGCCAGTATAACCGGTTTGACCATCTTTACCTTGTTGACCAGTTGCACCAGTATAACCAGTTTCACCGGTTGATCCGATTATACCAGATGCACCAGTATATCCTGTTTGACCATCTTGACCAGTTGGACCAATGCTACCTGTTTGCCCATCTCGACCATCTTTACCTGTTGCACCATGGGCACCTGTTGCGCCATCTTGTCCATCTCGCCCTGTTGCGCCATCTTCTCCTGTTGCACCATGAGCACCTGTTGCGCCATCTTCTCCATCTCGCCCTGTTGCGCCATCTTCTCCTGTTGCACCACGTAGACCTGTTTGGCCATCTTGACCATCTTTGCCATCTCGCCCTGTTGCACCATGTGCGCCTGTTTCGCCATCTCGCCCATCTTTACCATCTTTGCCGGTTGCACCATCTTGACCAGTTACACCATCATTGCCTGTTGCACCATCATTGCCTGTTGCACCATCCTTGCCTGTTTCACCAGAAGCGCCTGTTTCACCATCACGGCCTGTTTCGCCATATTGACCAGTATAGCCTGTTTGACCATCTTGACCATCTCGGCCATCTTTACCGTCTTGACCAGTTGCCCCAAAAGCACCAGTTTGACCATCTTGGCCTCTTGCACCAGAGGCGCCAGTTTGGCCATCTTTGCCATCTTTGCCATCTTGGCCAGTTGCACCAACTGCACCTGTTTGGCCATCTTTGCCTGTTACACCAGGTGCACCTGTTTGACCATCTTCACCATCTTTACCAGTTGCACCACGTGCACCTGTTGCCCCAGTATAACCAGTTTCACCATCTTTGCCATCCTTGCCAGAGTGACCAGTTGCACCAGAGGTGCCAGTTTGACCATCTTCGCCATCTTGCCCATCTCGACCATCTCGACCATCTCGGCCTGTTACACCAGGTGCACCTGTTTCACCATCTTTACCGTCTTTACCATCTTGACCATCTTTGCCTGTTAGACCAGGTGCACCTGTTTCACCATCTTTACCGTCATTACCATCTTGACCATCTTTACCAGGGGCCCCTGTTTCACCAGAGCTACCAGTTTGACCATCTTTACCAGATTGACCAGTTGCACCAGAGGTGCCTGTTTGACCATCTTGACCATCTTTACCGTCTTTACCCCTTTGTCCATCTTGCCCAGTTGCACCAGATGCGCCTACTTGGCCATCTTGACCATCTTTACCATCCTCACCATCTCGGCCATCCTGGCCTCTTATGCCATCTTTACCATCTTGACCAGTTGCTCCAGATGCACCATCTTGCCCCCTTGCACCATCTCGTCCCGTTGCGCCATCTTGACCTGTTGCCCCAGTTGAACCAATGGCACCTGTTTCACCGCGTTGACCATCTTGACCAGTTTGACCATCTTTACCAGTATAACCGGTTGAACCATCTTTGCCATCTTGCCCATCTTGTCCATCTTGCCCATCTTCGCCGTCTTTGCCATCTTGACCATCTTCGCCGTCTTTACCATCTTTGCCAGAGGCGCCTGTTTCACCAGAGGCGCCATCTTGCCCATCTCGACCATCTTTACCATCTTGGCCATCTTGTCCTGTTGCGCCATCTTGACCTGTTGCGCCATCTTTGCCATCTTGACCACTTTCACCAGAGTGGCCAGTTTCACCATCTTTACCATCTTTACCAGGTGCACCTGTTTCACCATTTTGACCATCTTGCCCATCTTGCCCATCTGCACCATCTCGACCAGTTGCACCAGAGGACCCAGTTTCACCATCTCGTCCTGTTGCGCCATCTTGCCCTGTTGCGCCATCTTTGCCACCTTGACCAGTATAACCAGTATGACCATCTTGTCCATCTTGCCCATCTTCGCCGTCTTTGCCATCTTGACCATCTTCTCCATCTTCTCCATCTTTGCCATCTTTGCCAGAGGCACCTGTTTCACCAGAGGCGCCATCTTGACCTGTTGCACCAGTTTGACCATCACGACCATCTCGCCCTGTTGCGCCATCTTTACCAGTTTGACCATCTTGGCCTCTTGCACCAGTTGCACCAAATGCGCCTGTTTCACCAGAGACACCATCTTTTCCATCTTTGCCATCTTGACCTGTGTAACCTGTTTGGCCAGCTTCACCAGTTGCACCAAGGGCGCCAGTATGACCATCCTGGCCAGCTTGGCCATCTTGACCATCTTTACCAGATTGTCCAGTTTGACCTGTATAACCAGTGTAGCCATCTTGACCATCTTGCCCATCTTTACCATCTTGCCCATCTTGGCCATCACGTCCATCTCGCCCTGTTGCGCCATGTTGACCAGTTGCGCCAGGCGCGCCTGTTAGACCATCTCGCCCTGTTGCGCCATCTTGACCTGTATAACCAGTTTCGCCAGTTTCTCCAAAAACACCAGATTCAGTATCTTCGCCAGTATAATTATATAGTTTGCCTGTATTAATTAAATTATTGAAATGTATATTTTCTACGCAGTATCCTGAAGAATATAGAAGAAAACTTGCATGCAAGGGACTTGCTAAAGAAACCTCTTTTTTATATACTACAAATCCATCAATTAGATACTCGATTTCCTTTCCTGTATATTTAATTCCAAATACGGTGGTAGTGGTAAATTCTCCTGAGCATATATGTATTAAGGTATCATTTTCATAAATACATACAGAACGATCATCTGCAATATGGAATCCGAAGTCAATATTTGATGTATAAGTATTTAATCCAGGGAAATAAGAGAGACCGATAAAGACATTTGGATATAATGATCCAAGAGTAAATGATAGAATGCAGGAGTCATATGCCTCTAAGGAATACATGTTGGCATTCCATCCATCTTCTGTAGTTATCTTACAAATTGTCGATGAACCTACTTGCTCAATGGTATTATCGTTGTTCAGCCTATTTTTTATTAAAGTAAATGTTCCTTTACCAAATTCACCTTTTTGACCAGTATAACCTGTTTGACCATCTTGGCCACTTGCACCGGTTTGACCATCTCGCCCTGTTTGGCCATCTTGGCCAGCTTGACCAGTTGCACCTGTTTGGCCATCTTGTCCCGTTGCACCTGTATAACCTGTTTGGCCATCTTGACCCGCTTGCCCAGTTGCACCTGTTGCACCAGAAGAACCATCTTGCCCATCTTGACCCGCTTGCCCAGTTGCACCAATTTGACCATCTTGACCATCTCGTCCTGTATAGCCAGTTTGACCATCTTGCCCAGTCTGACCAGTTGCACCAATTTGACCATCTTGACCATCTCGCCCTGTATAGCCAGTTTGACCATCTTGACCAGTTGCACCAAGCGCACCTGTTTGGCCATCTTTACCAGTATAACCAGTTTGACCATCTTGACCTGTTGCACCAAGAACACCTCTTTGGCCAGTATAACCTGTTGAGCCATCTTTGCCATCTTGGCCATCTTCACCATCTTGGCCATCTTTGCCATCTTGGCCATCTTTGCCATCTTGGCCATCTTCACCATCTTGGCCATCTTTGCCATCTTGGCCATCTTTGCCATCTTGGCCATCTTGGCCATCTTCACCATCTTTGCCATCTTGGCCATTCTCACCTCTTGCACCAGTTGCTCCAAAAGCACCTGTTTGACCATCTTGACCTGTATAACCTGTTTGACCAGTTGCACCTATTTGCCCATCTTTGCCATCGTGGCCATCTTTACCATCCTGTCCATCTTTACCTGTTGCACCAGAAGCACCTGTTTCACCTTGAATACCTCTTTCACCTTGAATACCTGTTTCACCTTGAGCGCCTGTTTCACCTTGAGCACCTTTTTCACCTTGAGCACCCGTTTGACCTTGAGCGCCTGTTTCACCATCTCTTCCAGTTAGGCCATCTTTTCCATCTTTGCCATCCTTACCATCTTGACCTGTTGCACCAAAAGCACCAGTTTGACCATCTTGACCAGTCGCACCATCTTTGCCTGTTTGGCCAGTTGCACCAATCTGACCATCTTGACCTGTTTCACCAAGTGCACCTGTTATACTAAATATAGGTGCTTGACTATCCTGTCCCGTATTAATTAAAGTATTAAAATGTATATTTTCTACGCAATATCCTGATGAATAGAGAAGAAAGTTTGCATGCAAGGGTGCTGTTAAGTTAGCATCTCTTTTATATACTATGAATCCGTCAATTAAATACTGAATTTCCTTTCCAGTATATTGAATTCTAAAGACGGTTCTAGTAGTAAATTCTCCTGAGCATATTTTAATGAGGCTATCATTTTCATAAATGCAAATAGAACGATCATCTGCAATATGGAATCCAAAATCAATATTTGATGTATACGTATTTAGCGAGGGGAAATAGGAGAGACCTATAATTACATTGGGGCTTAGTGAACTAAGAGTAAATGATAGGGAACAAGTTTCATATGCCTCTAAGGAATAGATATTAGCATTCCAATTATCTACAGTTGTTTTCTTACAAATAGTCGAAGAATCTAATTGCTCAATTATATTATCATTATTTAGCCTATTTTTTATTAAAGTAAACGTTCCCTTGCCAAAATCACCCTTTTGACCGGTTGCGCCACTGGTGCCTGTCGCACCATCTTGGCCGGTTGCACCATCCTGCCCAGCAGCACCTGTTTGGCCATCTTGCCCTGTTGCACCATCTTGACCATCTTGCCCATGTTGCCCATCCTCACCATCTTTGCCATCCTCACCATCTTTACCTGTGTAACCTGTGTAACCTGTGTAACCTGTTTCACCTGATTGACCCCTTTGACCGGTTTGACCATCTCTCCCATCTCGCCCAGTTGCGCCATCTTGACCTGTATAACCTGTTTGACCTATTTCACCTGTTTGTCCTGTTTCACCTAGTTGGCCAGATTGGCCTCTTTCACCAGTTTGGCCAGTTTGGCCAGTTTCACCTGCTTGGCCAGTGTGTCCTCTATAACCTCTTTCACCATCTTTACCAGCTTGGCCATCTTGACCAGTTGCACCAAGAGCACCTGTTTGACCATCTTGGCCATCCTTACCATCTTGGCCACTTGCACCAGTTGCGCCAAGTGCACCTGTTTGACCATCTTGGCCATCTCGGCCATCCTTGCCAGAGTCTCCAGTTGCACCAGTATTACCATCTTGACCATCTTTACCATCTGCACCAGCGGCACCTGTTTCACCATCTTGTCCTTTTTGCCCAATTGCACCTGTTTGTCCATCTTTACCAGATTGACCAGTTGCACCATCTTTACCAGTATAGCCTGTTTCACCGGCTTCACCCGCGTTTCCATCTTGGCCATCTCTGCCTCTTGCACCAGTGTAACCTGTGTGACCATCTTGACCAGTTGCACCATGAGCACCTGTTGCGCCATCTTGACCATCTTGACCTGTTGCACCATCTTGGCCTGTTGCACCAGTATAGCCAGTTGCACCGGTTTGACCATCTTGCCCATCTTTACCAGATTGGCCAGTTGTACCGGTTTGGCCTGTTTCACCATCTCGCCCAGTTGCGCCATCCCTGCCTGTTGCACCATCTTGACCTGTTACACCATCTTGCCCAGATTGTCCAGTATAGCCGGTTTGTCCAGTGGAGCCTATTTGGCCATCTTTACCATCTTGACCGTCTTGACCATCTTGACCATCTTTACCATCTTGACCATCTTTACCTATTGCGCCAGTTGCACCGGTTTCACCATCGTTACCATCTTTACCGGTTGCACCATATGCACCAGTATAGCCTGTTTCACCATCTTTACCTGTTGCACCATCTTGTCCAGTTGCACCATCTTGTCCAGTTGCACCATCTTGCCCTGTTGCGCCATCTTGACCATCCTTACCAGCTTCACCAGACTTGCCATCTTGACCATCTTTGCCATCCTTACCAGTTGCGCCAGAAGAGCCAGTTTGGCCATCTTTGCCATCCTGACCTGATGCACCAGCTTGTCCTGTTGCACCATCCTGTCCTGTATAACCAGTTTGACCGTCCTTGCCATTCTGACCTGTTGCACCAAGTGCACCAGTTTGACCGTCCTTGCCATCTTTGCCCGTTGCACCATACGCACCAGTGTCACCGTCTTTGCCAGCTTGGCCAGCGGCGCCAGTATAACCAGTTTGACCATCTTTGCCATCTTGGCCAGTTGCACCAACAGAACCAGTTTGACCATCTTTGCCATCTTGGCCTGTATAACCTGTTTGACCGTCCTTACCATCTTGACCTGTATAACCTGTTTGACCGTCCTTACCATCTTGACCTGTATAACCTGTTTGGCCGTCCTTGCCATCCTGACCTGTTACACCAAATGCACCAGTTTGACTATCTTGAACAGAGTTGCTATATGCTAGGCTTGTATTAATTATATTATTAAAATGAATATTTTCTATACAATATCCTGATGAATACAGAAGAAAATTTGCATGCAAGGGCCCTATTAAGTTAACATCTCGGTTATATACTAAGAATCCATCTATTAAGTATTGTATATCTCTTCCTGTATATTGAATTCCAAATACAGTTGTAGTAGTAAATTCTCCTGAGCATATTTTAATGAGATTATCATTTTCATAAATACAGACAGATCTATCTTCACCAATATGGAATCCAAAGTCGATATTTGATGTATATGTATTTAATTCTGGAAAATAAGAGAGACCAATAAAAACATTTGGATAAAGTGATCCAAGAGTAAATGATAGCATACATGCCTGATATGCCTCTAAGGAATATATATTAGCGTTCCAATTATCTTGGACACTTATCTTACAAATTGTCGAAGAATCTATTTGTTCGATTGTATTATCATTATTTAGCCTATTTTTTATTAGAGTAAAGGTCCCTTTGCCGAATTCACCCTTTTTTCCATCTATTCCATCTGCTCCAGTATAACCTCTTTCACCTCTCGCACCAGTATATCCTGTTTTACCATCTTGCCCTGTTTCACCTGTTTGACCATCCTTGCCATCTTTACCAGTGGCACCTGTTTCACCAGAGGCTCCATCTTTACCAGCTTGCCCATCTTGACCATCTTGACCATCTTGCCCATCCTTGCCATCTTGCCCATCTTTACCATCTTGCCCATCCTTGCCATCTTGGCCAGTTGCACCTGAAGAGCCAGTTTCACCATCTTTACCAGATTGACCAGTTTCACCTGTTTGACCACTATAACCAGTTGTGCCATCTTTACCATCCTGACCATCTTGACCATCGTGGCCATCCTGACCATCCTGACCTGCTTGACCAGTTGCACCAGTTTGCCCGTCTTGTCCTGCTTCACCATCTTTACCTGCTTGGCCTGTGTAACCAGTTTCACCATCTTTACCAGATTCGCCAGCTTTACCGGTTGCACCATCTTGCCCATCTGAACCATCTTGTCCATCCTTACCATCTTGACCATCCTTACCATCTTGCCCATCCTGGCCAGTATAACCTGTTGAGCCATCCTTACCATCTTGCCCATCCTGGCCAGTATAACCTGTTGAGCCATCCTTACCATCTTGACCTGTTTGACCAGTTGAACCATCTTGCCCATCTGAGCCATCTTGACCATCTAAACCATCTTGACCATCTGCCCCATCTTTACCAGTTACACCAAATGCACCAGTATAACCTGTTTGACCATCTTCTCCTCTTGCACCTGTTTGGCCATCTTTGCCATCCTGCCCATCCTTACCAGTTGCACCAAGAGCGCCTGTTTCACCAGAGGCCCCATCCTGTCCATCTTGCCCAGCTTGACCAGTATATCCTGTTGCGCCATCTCGGCCATCCTGCCCATCTTGGCCTGCTTGGCCAGTTGCACCAGGGGCCCCTGTTTCACCATCTTTACCTGCTTGACCATCTCGACCTGCTTGACCTGTTTGGCCATCTTGACCATCGCGACCATCCTTGCCATCTTTTCCTGCTTGACCTGCTTCACCTGTTTGACCTGTTTGACCATCTTTACCTGTATAACCAGTATGACCATCTTGACCATCTGCGCCATCTTGACCATCTTTACCTGTATAACCAGTTTGACCATCTTGTCCAGCTTGTCCAGCTTGGCCAGTTGCACCTGTTAAACCATCCTTACCATCTTTACCATCTTGGCCATCCTTGCCATCTGCACCTGTTAGACCATCCTTACCATCTTGACCATCTTTGCCATCTCGTCCATCAGTACCATCTCGTCCATCTGCCCCATTTTGGCCATTATTGCCAGTCGCACCGTCTTCACCATCTTTACCAGTATAACCTGTTTGACCATCTCGACCATCTTTACCATCTTGGCCGTCCTTACCATCTTGACCAGTATAACCTGTTGCGCCATCCTGGCCATCTTTGCCTTCTTGGCCAGTTGCACCAGAGGCACCTGTTTGGCCATCTTTACCTGTTTCACCAGTTTCACCAGAGGCGCCATCTTTACCACTTGCACCAGTTTGACCATCTTTACCATCTTTACCAGTTGCACCAGAAGCGCCATCTTTACCAGTTGCACCAGAAGCGCCATCTTTACCATCTCTACCTGCCTGTCCATCTTTACCATCTTGACCTGTTGCACCAGAAGCACCATCTTTGCCTTCTTGGCCAGTTGCACCATAAGCACCAGTTTGGCCATCTTGCCCATCTCTACCTGTTTGACCAGTTGCACCAGGGGCCCCTGTTTCACCATCTTTACCTGCTTGACCATCTTTACCAGTTGCACCAAGGGCACCAGTTTGACCAGGGGCGCCTGTATAACCTGTATAACCTGTATAACCTGTATTGCCATCTTGACCAGTTGCACCTGTTTCACTATACTGATCTGTATAATTATACAGTATACCTGCATTAATTAAATTATTAAAATGAATATTCTCTAAAGAATACCCTGATGAATACAAGAGAAAATTTGCATGCAAGGGACTTGTTAACTTAACATCCCTTCTATATACAATAAATCCATCAATTAAATACTGAATTTCCTTTCCTGTATATTGAATTCCAAAAACAGTCCTAGTAGTAAATTCTCCTTGGCATATTTTAATTAGATTATCATTTTCATAGATACATATAGACCTATCATCGCCAAGATGAAATCCAAAGTCTACATTCGATGTATAAGTATTTAGTGCGGGAAAATAGGAGAGACCAACAAAGATATTAGGATAGAGTGATCCAGGAGTAAATGATAGCGAGCAAGCGTTATATGCCTCTAGAGAGTATATGTTCGCATTCCAGTTATCATGAGTTGTTGTCTTACATATTGTTGAAGAATCTACTTGCTCGATTCTATTATCATTGTTTAGTCTATTTTGTATTAAAGTAAATAACCCTTTGCCAAATTCACCCTTTTGCCCAGTTTCGCCATGTTTACCTTCTTGCCCAGTTGCACCCACTTCACCTGTTTCCCCATCCTTGCCATCTTGACCATCCTTACCATCTTGACCATCCTTACCATCTTGACCATCCTTACCATCTTGACCATCTTGACCATCCTTACCATCTTGACCACTTTCACCAGTTGCACCAGCTGCGCCAGTATAACCTGTTTCACCGTCATTGCCATCTTGACCATCCTTACCATCTTGTCCTGTTGCACCCTGAACCCCTCTTGCTCCATCTTGCCCTGTTGCGCCATCTCGCCCTGTTGCGCCATCTCTCCCATCTTGGCCAGTTGCACCAGACGTGCCAGTATAACCAGTTGAGCCATCTTGCCCATCTGCACCATCTTGCCCATCTGCACCATCTTGCCCATCTTTACCATCTTGCCCATCTGTGCCATCTTTACCATCTGTGCCATCTTTACCATCTTTACCATCTGTGCCATCTTTACCATCTGCGCCATCTTTACCATCTCGCCCATCTGCGCCATCTGTGCCATCTTTACCATCTGCGCCAGTTGCGCCAGTTACGCCATCTTTACCACCTTCACCTATAAATAGACTAGTTCTATTAAATAAATTATTAAAATGAATATTCTCTACAGAATATCCTGATGAATATAAGAGAAAATTTGCATGTAAAGGATATGATAAGTTAACATCTCTTCTATATACCATAAATCCATCAATTAAATAATGAATTTCCTTTCCTGTATACTGAATTTCAAATACTGTAGTAGTAGTAAATTCTCCTGGACATATATTTATTAAATTATCATTTTCGTAAATACAAATAGATCTATCTTCTCCAATGTTAAATGCGAAATCAAGATTGGATGTATATGTATTTACTGATGGAAAATACGAGAGACCAATAAATACATTTGGTTTTAATGTTCCAAGAGTAAATGACAGCGAGCAAGCCTCATATGCCTCCAAGGAATACATATTAGCATTCCAATTATCCACGGTAGTTACCTTGCAAATGGTTGATGAATCTAATTGCTTAATCTGATTATCATTATTTAGTCTATTTTGTATAAGAGTAAATGTCCCTTTGCCAAATTCACCCCTTTCACCAGTTTGACCCTGTTGTCCAGTTTGACCTTGCTCACCAGTATATCCTGTTTTACCATCTTTACCATCTTGACCTGTTTCACCCTGTTGCCCAGTCTGTCCAGTTGAACCATCTTGGCCAGTGTGGCCAGTTGAACCAGTATAACCCGTTTGCCCAGTTGAACCTGTTTCACCTGTTTGCCCAGTTGAACCTGTTTCACCTGTTAGACCATCTTGGCCATCAATACCTAGAATGAGTGGGTCAAAGTGAATATTTTTTACACTATATCCTGAATTAAATACTGTAAAATTAGCATGAAATGGATCAATCAGTTGAACGATAGTAGAATATACTTTAATCCCATCAATTAAATATATAATGGCGTTTCCATCATATCTAATTTCATATATCGTCTCAGGAGAATGTGTGCTAATACATGAATAAATATATTCTTCACCCTGATATATATGGATAGTAGCATCAGTATTTATAAAAAAACTATAGTTCAATAAAGAGGGATTTGCACTCGTCCATGGTGTAAGTGAAACACCACCATACATATTTGGTGAAAATGAATCAACTGAAAAACTTAATTTAAAATGTAAATATTTTTCCAATGTGTATGCGTTTGTATTCCATCCATTTGTTAAACTTATTTTTTGTATAGTTGAGGAATTTAGTATAGATAATACATTCGAGCCATTTGTAAGTGATGGTATAAGAGTAAATGTTCCAGAACCATAGTGCCCAGTATCACCTGCATATCCAGTATAGCCTGTCCCTGCTTCACCAGTATCTCCTTGACGCCCTTGAGCACCATCCATACCCGCTGGCCCAGCTGGACCCTCTACACCTGGAATTACTGGGTCAAAATGAATATTTTCTACACTATATCCTGGATCATAGAGTAGAAATTTTGCATATAAGGGTAAACTATTGAGGTGTTTAGAATAATATAGTAAATATCCATCTACCCAATATTCTACTGTCTTATTATTATTATAGTAAATTCTGAAGATGGTTGAAGAACCGTATATTCTTGTAAAAGTGTCAACTAAAATACTATTTTCATAAACCTGTATTTTTTTATCATATGTAAGGCGAAATGCGTAATCAATACTTGAGGGGTCATCATTATTACGAGGATCTTCACTAGATGTTAATCCAATAAATGCATCTGTCCAAGCAGATATACTGAAAGATAGATTAGCATCTATATAACTTTGAATTGTGGTTGCACTTGTATTCCACCCTGCTGGGCCAATCTTAGTAATTGTAGAAGAATCTATAATTATAATATTATCGTTGGTGGTGGTTAATGTAAATGTTCCTTTACCAAATTTTCCTGTGTAACCAGTTATACCTGTCTGACCTGTCTGACCTGTAAAGCCAGTATGACCAGTTGTGCCTGCAATTCCAGTAGAACCAGTTGCACCCCCTACGCCAGCCTTACCCTGTGAACCAGTTGGGCCAATTGGTCCTTGTAGACCTCGTTCGCCAGTAGAACCAGTTGTGCCTGATGCACCTGCTGTGCCTGTAGCACCGGTGTTACTTGCAGAACCAGCTGCACCAGTAAAACCAGTTGCGCCTGCAGCACCAGTTGCACCTGCAACACCTGCTGTGCCTGTAGCACCAGTATTAGTTGCAGAACCATCTGCACCTGTATAACCAGTAGCACCTTGTAAACCTTGCTCACCAGTTGAACCAGTTGTTCCTGATGATCCCGTTGTCCCTGATGAACCAGTTGCTCCATCTATACCTTGTTGACCAGTGTAACCAGTCGTTCCTGATGAACCAGTGGTTCCTGATGCACCAGTCTGCCCTGTTGCACCCGTTTGCCCACTTGCACCTGTAAAACCGGTTGTTCCTGATGAACCAGTTGCACCCGTTTGCCCAGTTGCACCCGTTTGACCACTTGCACCTGTAAACCCAGTTGTTCCTGATGCGCCTGTGGTGCCTGATGAACCTGTTGCACCTGCTGCTCCTATTTTACCTGCAACACCAGTTTGACCAGTTGCACCTGATGCTCCCTGAATACCAGTTGCACCTGTTTCACCGGCTACTCCTGTCTGACCAGTTGCACCTGATGCTCCCTGAATACCAGTTGCACCTGTTTCTCCCGTATAACCAGTCTCACCAGTGGTGCCTGATGCACCAGTATAACCCGTTTCTCCCGTAAAACCAGTTGCGCCTGTTTCACCTGATGTACCAGTATAACCTGTTTCACCAGATTGTCCTGTTTCACCTGTGTAGCCCGTTTCACCAGTTTCACCTGTGTAACCAGTCTCACCTGTGTAGCCCGTTTCACCAGTGTAACCAGTTTCACCTGTATAACCAGTTTCACCTGTGTAACCAGTTTCACCTGTTTCACCTGATACTCCCGTATGACCAGTTTCACCTGATACTCCCGTATAACCGGTGTAACCAGTCTCACCTGTTTTACCAGATACTCCAGTATAACCAGTCTCACCTGTTTTACCAGTATAACCCGTTGTGCCAGAGGCACCCGTTGTGCCTGAGGCACCTGTTATGCCAGAGGCACCCGTTGTGCCAGAGGCACCTGTTATGCCAGAGGCACCCGTTGTGCCTGAGGCACCTGTATGACCAGATGAACCTGTAGCACCTATAGAACCCGCTGGACCTATTTTACCCTGTGCACCAGTTGCACCAGTGTATCCAGTTTCACCAGAGTCACCAGTTACACCACTTGCACCTGTTTCTCCTGAAGAACCAGTATCACCTTGTATTCCTGCCGCACCAGTTTCACCACGAGAACCAGTTTCACCACGAGAACCAGTTTCTCCCTGAATACCTGTATCGCCCTGCTTACCAGTATGTCCAGTAAACCCAGTTGCACCTCTTTCTCCCTGAATACCCGTTGCACCAGTCGCACCAAGTGCACCAGTTTGACCAGTTGCGCCTGAGGCACCTGTATCACCTTTTTCACCAGTTGATCCGGTGTCACCAGAGGAACCAGTATGACCCTTTTCACCAGTTGATCCAGTTGAACCCGCTGCACCTATTTTACCTTGTGCACCAGTAGCACCAGTAAATCCAGTGTCTCCTAATGAGCCAGTGAAACCAGTGAAACCAGTGAAACCAGTAAAACCAGTTGCTCCTGTGAAGCCAGTTGCTCCTGTATAACCAGTTGTGCCAGTTTCACCTGTAAACCCAGTTGCACCAGTATAACCAGTAAATCCAGTAAAACCAGTGAAACCAGTTGCGCCAGTATCACCAGTAAAACCAGTTTCTCCAGTATGACCAGTAAACCCAGTTTCTCCAGTAAAGCCAGTAAAGCCAGTTGCCCCCGTATGACCAGTAAAGCCAGTAAAGCCAGTTGCTCCCGTATAACCAGTAAAGCCAGTATATCCAGTTGATCCCGTTTCACCAGTAAATCCAGTATATCCAGTAAAACCAGTGGAGCCTGTATAACCAGTAAAGCCGGTTTCTCCAGTAAATCCAGTAAAGCCAGTTGATCCTGTTTCACCAGTAAATCCAGTATATCCAGTTGATCCTGTTTCACCAGTAAATCCAGTATATCCAGTATATCCAGTTGAGCCTGTATAACCAGTAAAGCCAGTTGCCCCAGTTTCACCTGTATAACCAGTTTCGCCTGTATAACCAGTTTCACCTGTTTGACCAGTTTCACCAGTAAAGCCAGTTGCACCAATTGGACCAATCTTACCAGCTTGTCCAGTATAACCAGTTGTTCCCGATGATCCAGTATGTCCTGAAGGACCAGTATAACCAGTATAACCAGTTGGTCCTGATTCACCAGTTGTTCCAGAAGGGCCCGTTGATCCTGAGTGACCACTCACACCAGTGGATCCTGTTTGTCCTGATGCACCGGTTGGACCATATGGACCAGTTGTGCCAGAGTCACCAGTTTGACCAGTTGGGCCAAAGGGACCAGTTGAACCTTGAGGACCATCTTGGCCTACTGGACCTGTATCACCAGCAGGTCCTGCCAGGCCCCTCGGGCCTGTTTGGCCTTGACTACCTGTTTGGCCAAAATTACCTATTGCACCAGCAGTTCCCTCAGTAAAACCAAATCTAGCAATTAATTCTGTACCCCATCGAATATTTGGCGCTTCAAAGATATCATTTATTACAGGTATTCCTAGCGAACTTAACTGAAATACATATCCACCAGTTAAATTACTAGGACCACCTCCAGTTCCAGATGGATCCATTTTAGCATTGAATCCATCAACATCATTTAATGTTACATCAATACTTGTCTGTGATACATTTGCAATTCCTATAATTTGATATGCAAACCCATGTGAACTATTACTTGTCCACATTCCAATAGAAATATCGGTTGCATAATAAAAATTATTACCCCCATTATATCCCTGACCATTTGTTGTAAATCGTGCAGTATATATATTCGGATCAGCGGTTACTTGAACATTTGTATAAAGAATTTCTAAACATATTGGTGGGCTTAAAATTTCTCCTTGTGGGAGTGATGATGACGTTAAACTAGGAAAACGTTCTGAAATTGATGTCCCCCAATCAAGTCCTACCGATGATGTTACTGTTACTAAGGAACGAATGCCAGCATATGATAATGTAAAGACATAGCCAGTTGTGTCGTTCGCAGGGCCGCCGCCAATACCGGAAGGGTCGTTTGCTGCATTATATCCGTTAACATCTTCTAGGATTACATTAACTATTCCAGGTGACACAGGTGTTATTACTTCTATTTGAAAAGCATGGCCATATGGTGAATTTGTTACCCACATTCCCACCGAAATGTCATTTACATTTGTTCCCGAAAATGTGGCTGTATAGATATTTGCGTCAGGTGACGGTGACACATTTGAAAATAATACTTCTATAACTAAATTAGGACTTGCCATCCCTACTAATGATAAGTGTCAAAGAATATGCATCTTTTACACATAGCATTATAGATTTCTATCAATTTATGATATCGAAGTATATATATAATGCATAACCTTTTGAATCATTTATTGTATACGGAAAGTTATTCTTTGTTATATAATTAAATGTAATTGTAGTAACTGCAGGATTCATTGTTATATATGCAGCACCAACACCAGTCTGTACTCCAAACTGCCTTTGACAATTAATGTAGCCAGCTGTGCCACTGTAGACATATGCAGTTAGACTATAAACTGGTAAATTATTTGCACTATATGCGCCATTTAATGTAATTGTAAATGTTAGTCCATCTGATACGCCTGGATTAAATGTTCCGAAACTTGCAGGTAATGTAGAAACTGCTGTAGAAAAATTAAAATTTACACTACTTGCTGGAATCTTTATTACACCTGATCTAGAAGAACTAGCTGGGCCGGTTGGTCCTGTTGGACCACCAGATGGCCCAGCAATTCCAGGAGGACCAGTTGCACCAACTGGGCCAGTTGGACCACCAGCCGGTCCAGGAGTTCCAGGGGGGCCAGTTGGACCTTGAGAACCTTGAACACCAAGGATCGATTGAGATTTTACTGTATTATAAAGAGCTTGTTGTGCTATATTTAAATTCAGCAGCTGACTTTCGTTCATCTGTTGAATATAAATAATAAAGGGTATATAATTTTACTCAGATTCTGAGGGAGCTTGGGCCTGCTGAGATTCTACCTCAGCACGTAATCTAGCCATTTCTTCCAGCTGTTCCTGCGTAGGACCTTGCTCCGCTGGTGCGGTAGTTGACTCATTAACCCTTGCCATATTTTCTAGTTCAGGACTCTTTGTTTGACTACGAGACATTAAAAACCACGCAACCCCAAGTAGTAAAACTACTACAACTAGGCCAATGCCAATATTCTGAGCATTCTCACTAACAAACGTCTGCACCTTAGCTAAAGTGTCCATATACTAAATTAGCCGGAAAGGAATTTAAGAAATCCCCGCAGTTTTTGCTTCTTGATGAGAAAGGTAAAGCAATTCTTGAAATTTATAAATATAGTCTATGATTTTCTCAGGGACAAATTGCATATATGTTTCTAAATTAGTATATTGCGCGGCATTAAATATCTTTTCTGCCATATTAAATTCTTTACCTAAACATGAACATGGTAACTGCATAATTAAAAAATCACTTGAACGATCCCATGTTGTATTACATGTGAATAGCTGTTCATTGAAGCTAGTATACCTTCCTGGAAAATGCTTAATTAATTCATTTAGATATATTTGATCAAGACCCCCTCCCAGCATCTTTTCACGCAGCATTAACCAGAATGTAAGAACTTCATCTGTTACATGAAGTAGCATAAACCCCGTGTTTAATTGCAGATCTTCCTTAAAAAATACCATGTCATAGTTCTCATCAATGTAGTTCTTTAACGTGTCATATATTGGTTTTTTTACTAGTATATCAATGTCTGAAAATATAATATGTGTATCCGAATTATCTTTCGCCTCATTCAAACTCTTAATAATTGCATCAACCCTTATTAGGGACCCTTCCCAAAAGTGTTTTTCTTCGAACTTATATAATTCTGCATCAAACGTTTCTTGTGGTATATATATTTCTTTTACTGTAAATTCATTCTCCTTAATTGAATCTCTTAATAATTCTCTAAAAAATTTATAATTATCTGACCACATATAATACCACGGAATTTGCATCTAGAAATCTTAGCGTTACACGGTTTAGGTATCATATGATATATGTTATCTAAACTATATAGTATATTGAGTATAAATTAAATTACGTAGTCAGATTACCAGTTAACCACCTGTAGATTGATGCTTGCCTGCTTGTTTCCATCCGCCGTCGTGACAGTGAACACGGCATTGCCAGACTGGACTGCATCCAGGAACACAATGTTGCCATTCTGAGGAGGTCCAGTGGTAAAGATAGGCCCCTGGGGACCATCCGTGACTGACCAAGTGAATTGCTGGTTGGATGCGATAGTAGGAACCATGACCACCAGAATCTGGACCACATCGTTGACGTGGATAGGTAGAGGAGTGTTCACCAGTAGCTGCACACCCACCAGTGGTGTTACTACACTTAGCTGAGCAATGGCAGTGAAGTCTCCATCCACGGTTGTAGCACTGATACCGCAAGAACCACTTGTTAATGCAGTAACTACACCATTGCTGTCAACAGTGGCAATTGCTGTATTAGTAGACTCCCATGTTAGGGCCTTGTTTGTGGCAGTCACAGGGAGCACTGTGGCCTGTAGATTGTAGACACGTGTAGGGTTTAGAACAATTGGCTGAGAGCTCATTGCTAGACCAGTCACAGGTGTAGTAACAACCACAGTTGTCATAGAAGTCTTCTGACCGTCGGCGGTAGTCACCTTGATGACAGTTGTGCCATTAGATAGAGGACTTACAGTCTCAGTAATCTGCCATAGACCAAAGTTGGGGTCAGACACCGTGGTATTCAGAACTGGCTTGGAGTTATTAGAGACCACTGCAACCTTGGGGTTGCTAGAAGACCAGAACACGTTCATGTTAGAAGGATAGGCAGGCTTGAACGTTGCAGTCACCTGGTAGGACTCGGGTAAGCTGCGGCTGCTATCGTATTGTGCTGTCTGTGGGTTCAGGTTAATTACCATGTCAGTCTGAGTCATCACAATGTCAGTTACAGGTGTCACCACGTTCACCGTCACCATGGCAGTGTATGTTCCGTATACACCATAGGGTTCACCGTAGGTAGACACCTTGATTACTGCAGTTCCATTAGAAATAGCAGTTACAGTTCCCTGAGTATTATCTGTGATATCCCCGTTGCTGTCACGAGCCAGAACCGTTCCATTACGAGGTAAGCTAATCACATCAGAAATTCCTGCAGGGGCAGGCTCATTCTGCATGGAAGATACAATTTCCCAGGTTAGATGCTTGTAATCAGCATTCTCGGGCTGCACAATTGCACGAATTAGACCACTGTTCTTCAGGGGGTATGCTAGCATGTTAGGATTGAGTGTGATGGATCTTGGTAGAACATCTAAGCCTGTGATTGGTGTAGGGACATACACGCTGATAGAAGCAGAGATGTTATTGTTCAGAGAGGTTGCCTTGATCGTGACCTGACCAGGGGCAAGGGAAGTTAGTAGGCCACTAGCATCCACATTCACCACGGAAGTATTAGAAGACCACCAGAACACACGCTGGTTTGTGGCATTAAGTGGTGTCACATTGGCTACAAGCTGTAGAGTTGTTCCAAGGAAGAGTGTGGTATTGGCGGGGTTTGTCATTCTGTTTTCTAGAGAAATAGACACACCAGACACCTGGATAGCAGGGAGAACAACCACACTGAAAGAGCCATAGACAGATGAGCCATCCGTGCTAGAAACCGTAATGACAGGGAGAGGGGCAGAAGAGGGAACTGCTGTCACGCCAGTCACTGTGGCAGAGAAGACTAAGCAAGGATATGGGTTTCCACTTGCATCAAGGTGATAGGGGTTCACTCCAATCTTAGCACTACCAACACTTCCAAGGGAATACTCGGTTCTGCTTCGGTCAGGCTCTAGAGTATTACCAGAAGCATCGTGTAATAAGGGGTTGTATGTGGTGTAGGGGTCAGTGTCATTCATTCCATTATTAGATAGTGCAGGCCCATTTGTCTGAGATACCGTGGCATTAGAGCTATTGCAAGACCACTTCACGAAGGGGTTGTAAGCAGTTACAGGCTCAACGTAGACGGTTATCGTTGATGAGGTTCCAGGGTATACAGTTACAGAAGCAGAATCTCCAGAGTATGGAGAAATCTTTGTTACTAAATTGGGAACCTCCATTAGGGCCGCAAGATTCATACCCTTAATGGATCCAAGACCCACATTCAGATTGTATAGACCAGATCCTAAGCCAGATGTAGGGTTAGATAGACCAGGTAGCACATTCGCAATACGAGGAGGGACAGTGGGTCCACCAACTGACCCAGCATACCATACCTGGCTTGAGCCAGAGATATCATTGAATAGAGGGCTTGGGAAGGTGTAGTTGTCATAGAGAAGAGGATTCACGAAATAATTGATGGGGTTGTGAGACTGGACAACACCTAGGAATCCAGCAAACATGGCAGCTGCAATAGAAGTTCCACCAACATACACTGCAGAGCCATTTAGCTTGAAGATCACAGGTAAATCATCTGCGTTGGCGTGCATCGCAATATCTGGCACGCAGCGATACATATTCAGATTGGCAGTAGAAGCATATGCTGCCTCAGATGCTGCGAATGCAGCGATGTCCTCATAGCTATTTGTTGCATCAGCAAGAGAGTTGCTGGCAGCAGCAGACGTCTGGCCAGATGCAGATGCACGGGCTGCAGACTGTAGGGCAATCTTCACTGAGTAGGCAGCACGCGCCTTAGCCTTATTCGCATTTGCAGAATTGAAATCCAGCTGAGTTGGATTGATTATCTTAGTATTTAATAAGGTTTGAACTGCATTCCAGGCCTCAGTTGCAGCTTGAAGAGCAATACCTGAAAGCTGGGTATTTGGCTCAGAAATTGCCTTAGTCCAGAAATATGCGCCCCAGCCTGAGGGGGTTTCTGCTAGGTTAGTTCCAGAGGGACTTGTTATGTATCCTGAGGCAATGCCTGCTTCAGACAGGAAATCATAACCAGCATATGAACCTCCACCAGATGAAGCAGTTGCTAATGCCACTGCATACGCACCTGAAGCAGATGAAATACTTTCACCATCTGTAGGGCCATATGCAGGATTGCCAGAGGCATCTACGTCCCATGTGGCAGCTAAGCCAAGAGACCAGTCATTAATCATAGCAGCATGCTTCACATTAGCCGCATTTGCAAAGCTTAATGCACTTGAAGTTGTATCTACAGGGACTGCATTTGTAAAATTCAAGCCAACCATTGCCATTAATTGGAAGATATTTTCTAGGGTGAGATTTGGAAATACAAGGTTTCCACTTGGATCTGCTAACATATATGTTACGAATTGATTAGCAGAATTCCAGTATGCCATTGCTATATTAGCAGCAACTTCTGCTTGTGTTAATCCTGTAGAGCTTGCTAGGCCTGGTAGGTCTGAAGATACCCTGGGTGGTAAACTAGCAGGTAAGGCTGGAGGGCCAGCGACTACTGCAGTTGCTGCCTCATAGGCTGCACGAATTCTCAGTGCCGCCACCTGGACTGCAGCAATGCTGGCATTCGCCACTGCTACATTTGCAGTCAGAGCTGCAACTGCATTATTATAAGCCTGCTCTGTGTCATTCACATTCTCTGGGAAGTTAGAAATGACATTTGTTCCACTGAGGAACTGTATGTATCTGTAATTGCCAGAAGCATCAGAGCTAGGTGCACCAGTTGTTGCATTATAGGCATTGATTACAGCTGCATTTAGCTGAGCCAGTAGAGATGGCTGCAGTGTGGAAGTAGAATCAGATGGACCATATGCAACCTTCTCCATTGTCCCAAGCTCGACACCTGCTACAACTACATCATAATATGGCGCAGTATTTCCAGACAGTAGGGTTCCTGACCAACTGTTACCGTTGGTAGTGCCCATTATACTTACAGTGCCAAGGCTTGCTGGGAGTATATTTCTTGGATCGGTGCCTGCAGGGTAGTTTGTGGGGCTGCCATCAGAGGCATCTACCACAGCAGCCGCGGCATTTAGTGCAATATTCCATAGGTCTACCATGTTTTTCCTGGAAAGGTAACGAGCATCCATAGGGGAGGTTGCCTGAAGATTTGCCTTAGCAGATTGTGTGGCTGCTAGCACCGCTTCATACTCCTGAACCAGTAGGTTGGCAGTAGTATTTAGAGATACCTGGTTAGGGTAGATTTGTCCTTGGGTTTGCATAGATGTAGCATAATTAGCAGCCTGAGCAGCTGCTAGAGTTAGATTACTAGCAGAAGTAGCAGCGTCTACTAAAGAAGGTGTTATAGTAGACACTTTAACCATCAGGTTATTGAACTCTGTGATAGACTCAGCGGCGGCTGCTGCAGACTTGGATGTGGCAAGAGCCGCATTAGAAAGCTGCCAGTTCAGAAGTTGAGAAGAATACTGAAGAACCTGGGCAGCTGGAGCAGGAGCACGACTGGAAGAAGATGCGTTAAATGCAGGGAATGGAGCAGCGCCAGTGGCAGTGCCGTTGAATGGACCAACATTAGGATTTAGAGAATTGGTAGTTTGTCCAGCTGCACTAAATCCAATGGTAGGCATGCTAGCAGAGCCCCACCCACCTGCAGCAAAGTTTGCATTTGTATTAGCAAAGTTATTAGGAAAGTTTGCATTCTTCAGGGCATTGGTAGAAGGTAGGTTAGAATTAGCCACTGGAGCAGAGAATGCCATTCCACCAAGGGCAGCAGCCTGAGCAGCTGCAGTAGTAGCGTTTGCAGCTAAAGGAGATAGGGCATTGGCTAAATCACCCTGGTGAATTGTCATGCGTGCATTGGCATTGTGCACCTTTGCAGCATTTGTAAGTGCCAGGTAAGTATCGGCAGCAGACTGATTAGCATTGAATGCAGCTGCAAAGTTAGCAGCATCCACATCATGCAGCAGAAGACGATTGTTGCGTAGTGTCATGGCATAGATAATAGCACTCTCGGCAGTGAGAACTGTGTCTAGGCAGGCATCTGCATCAGATGCTAGCTTGTTTACTACACCAAGAAGTGTGGGAGTAAAGGTCACTAGGTTCACATTTTGTGGAGAATAGCCAAAGGTTACAAAGGTGGCATTTGCAGAAGCAACCACCCACTGCTGGGCCTCATATGCAGCTAATAAGCATTCCTGAACTGCTACCAGTCCTAGACCTTCAGTCTCTCCAAGAGTAGCATTTAGGGCATTTACAGCATTCACATTAGGGTAGGATAATTCTAATTCAGTCACAGATGTAGAATTGCCAGAAGAATCGCTATCCAGGGCATCTAGTGCAGCCTGGGCGGCAGTTACTAGGCCAGAAGTTGCACTATAGACGTTAGAATATTCTGAGGTGGTATATGTAAGATTTGTTATGATAGAGGGCTGAGGATTCATGGAAGAATCAAGGAATGAATCATCCAGGTGTAGGCCACCAACACCCTGGTATAGAATGGTCTGTGCTGTAACCGCAGGAGGCTTGTAACCATTAGTGCCATCATCAGCAACAGAATCATTGAATTCAGAACTCTTGCGTAATCCAAATGCGTAGGTATTTGAAGAAGGATCCTGCTCACCATAGCCGGTCTGAGATACCAGGTTGCCACTGGCATCCAGAAACCCTGCAATTGCCTCACCCACCACACTATCTCCTACAAGCTTCTTAAGAGCAAGGGCAGAGTAGTTGGCCCTGCGAGCAGCCAGGACAGCCTCCTCTCTGGCAAGGATTGCCGCGGCTGTGCAGGCAGCCTGTGCAGCATCAGCGGTTACCTTGGCATAAGCCATGTTGACAGTGAAAATAGAGCCACCCTGTCCATTGTTTGCACCTGCAATGTTAGAACCAGATGCATCGTATGTAGAAGCAGCAAGCTGGATTGCAGTCTGAGCAGCAACGCAGACATTCTTAGCATTCTCAAGCTTGGCAGCCAGTGCCACTACGTTATTTGTGGCAAGAGTTGCAGATGTGGTTGCCTGCTGATTGTAAGGAGTTGTGGCAGCAATCAGCTTCGTTACAGTTGCAGTGATAGCATCGACGGCAGCTAGTAAATTAGATCTGGTAGAAGCACTGCTTCCAGAGGCATCCTGAAGAGCGGTGTATACAGATGCACTAGCAGAATTTGCAGAATTTGCGGCTACACAGACATTATGCCAGTCAGTGAAACGAGCCATTGACTCAGTAGCATCAGCGAATGCCACATTTGCAACCTGAGCAGATGCTCCTGCTGCGGCATACTGAGCATCCTGAACTAGGAGCTTAGTGCCAGTTAAACTAAATGTAGCATTGCTTGATCCATCTACGCCATTTATACTGTGGGTGCCAATCGTATTTACAGTAGTAGTCACGTAGTTATCATTTGCAGATGCCTGAGCTAGAGCCTGAGCTGCCCTTAGAGCATTGCCTGACTGCGTTCCAGACTCACCAAAATAGGCTAATAGGGGGCAATTATCGTTATTTGATCCCTGTGTGCCTTCTGGGTCCGTTGAGCCTACTGATTGTAAGTTACCAAGTTGATCAAAGGTTGTTGCGATAGTATTACCCATGAAGGCGGATGTAGAAGAAGCAGATTGCTGTGCTAACCTAGCAGTTGTAACTGCGTAGTTCTCAGCCACTGCTAGAGCATAGGTTGCAGAAGATAACTTTGTCTTGGCATCCAGAAGCTTCGCGTCCATTTCGCGCACTGCGCGTGTAGATGGAGCTGGGACAGAGTTGTATAGAGCAGTAGCCTCCGTATTCAGATGAGTTACATTCTCATTAGCAGCCTGCCATGCAAGGAATGCGTCCCTAGAGTCCTTGGCGGCCTTTACTGCTGTATTTGTGCGCTTCGTCATTAAGGTTGCATTGGCATAGATATTACGCAGGTTAATTAGAGGTGGAGTAATACCGGTGTATGCACCACTCGTAACATCATTTTCATAAATATCCGTTGTAATATCAAATGGGTTCGCCTCAATATCCGCTGTAAGCTCTTCCTGTGTTACAGGGAACACAGCGGCAAGAGCAGATGCAGCGGCAGAAGCAATACCGCAAGATAAGCCATGGCCTGCAGGAGAAGTAGAATCAACCTCGCCTGACTGATATGCACTAATTAAGGCGGCACCACCTTGGGCGGCGGCAACTGCTGCATCTGCAAAGTCGGATGCAGATAAACTAGTGCCTGTAGCAGGCATCATTACGTTATCAGAACCAGTGCGGCTCATAGATACCCAGTCGCTTAGTAGGCTATCATATGCTCCACTTACCTCAACCTGACCAACCGCTGATGCAATTGCGTCATCGGTGATTGCAGAAACGGCTCCATTCGTTTTAGTCACCTCATTTCCAAGAGAATCGTAATAGATTGCGGAATTTACTAGCTCGTCAATCAGACGATCAGACTTTGTAATTGCATCATTCATTAATGCCCTAGGAGATAATACTGAAACTCCGCTGGGATCAAGTGACCCTAATGCAAAATAGCCGGTTCCAAGGTTTGATAATAAATATGAGGGTGCAGATGAAGCAGCAGAATCATAAGGAATGTGAGCGGCCACTTTCTGAGCAGAATCATATGCTAAATTAGAAATAGGAACTAAAGTAGAATCAACTGGTGTAAACATGAGGTAAGGGTGCGTAGATAGAGAAGGTGCAACAATTGCAGCGGCAGCCTGGTCAAGGGCCTTCACGGCTACACCCGTGGTAGGCTCAACTGCAGCAGGTAGAGTTACTGCCGCAAGGGCGGTAGCGGCGGCAGCAGCCTGAGCAGCCTGTAACGCCTCATTTGCCTGCTGTAAGGCAATAGAATTTGCGGTATTAGGTGCAATCAGCTGGTTGTATGCAGCTTGCTGAGCAGCAACCTGTGCATCTAGAACCGCCTTCTGTGTAGTATATGCGGCACCCTGCTGATAATTTGCACCAGAAACAGCGGCGGCAGCACCAAATACAGTTCCTGCATTTACAAGGAGGCTAGATACGGTCTGCGTCTTAATAACAAGGTCCTGAGCCTTCTCTAGTGCATCATTTGCAAGCTCCTTACTTGCCTTTGCAGTAGCAAGGGCAGTAGATGCTTCCTTAACCGTCTGAATTAGAGAATTTGTTAGAGCATCGTCCATTGCACTGGCCTGAGCAGCCTGAAGAGCTTCCTGTGCCGCATTAAATGCGGCTAGCGTGCTTTCATAAGCATCTTCCTTAGCCTTTGTAGCCAGAGTCACCGCCGTATTAGGAGCAGTGATTCCTCCAGAAACGGCATCAGGAAAGATACCGCCACCATTTGGAGATGGGGTTCCAAGGGCAGCCTGGGCAAGGTTAGACGTATTTAGAGAAGATGCTAAGAACTGGGCAGCAGAGGTTGCAGCGGCACCAGGTTGATTCTGCTGGTAATCAGGGATAGAGAACACGGTAGAGATACCACCATTGCCACGGGCCCAGGCAAATTCAGCTGCATTTGCATAAGAGCCTGTATTTATGGTAGGGAAATACACTGCAGATCCACCTACACTCGTCACGTATGGAGAAGATGCAGGGAATAGAACCTGGGGAGCAGGCATAGAAGCACGTTCTGCAGCGGTTAAGGGGAAGACAGATGGCTGGGGTTGAGCAGTCTGGCCATTGGGGTATCCAGCACCACCAGATCCCTGCAGAAGAAGAGCCTGAGCATAATTATACTGGCTTACAGATGCATTCACTGTGGTCAGAGGAATATCTCCAGTTGCGCAGCAGATATTAATACCATTCTTTGTTGCCTCAGCAAATAAGTCATTAATCTCATTCAGCTCAGCAATTCCTGCAGGGTTGGGATCATTATCCACAGGGATAGATGGGTTAGGAGGAAATGCCATCTTCTGGGTCCAGGCAATCTCAGGTGCACCCCAAGAGCATGTTACAACGGAGGGTAGGTAAGACTTTCCATTGCAGACCACAGGGTTCTTTAGAACCGTGTAAAATGTGCGATACATCTCAGAAATATCGCTGCTGGGGGCAATATAGAGGATAATAATTGGAGGAGTGTAGATTGGAGCATCACGGCGAGGGTCAATCATTCCGTAGAATGCATTAACTGTTGCAACGTCAACTGTATTCTCCAGAGTTGCACCACCGTCATCCGCGTTAGGGGCGTTAATTGCACCATTGATTGGTGCAACTAAGATCTGGATAGGTGCTCCATTATTTCCAGAGATATCGCTGCATCTCCAGAACCCTGCATACTGACCAGTAGTTACAGGCTGACCATAGATACCACCACCAAAGGAGACCACTGCAATAACAGGAGGGGAGGCAAGAGGTGTGGCAGGAGGGTAAGGAAGGTTGTAATAATCGCGGATATCCATGATGTCTACACAGTTGAAACCAGGAATAGGTCCAACAATACCACCGGGGCCCTGAGGATAGTTCTGAGGGAAGCTAGTTGCAGAGACAACACTGCCTGCAGCATTGTAAATACCACTTGTCACAGTTACCGAGCTGCTTGAACCAGTTGTTGCAACACTAATGACATATTGTCCAACACCACCTACACCGGTGCCATTCTGAGATAGTGGGCCAACAATGTAAGTTCCAGCGGCAAGTCCGATTCCTGAAATAGACATTCCAGGAAGAATTTGGCCACTGATCACATATGCAGCATTTATAGTAGTTGTGCCAGAAGCCCACGTTCCCACAAAGGTAGCATTATTTGCTGACCCAACATTTCCACCGGAAGGGTAGCTAACTGTATTATACAGCTGAGCTGAACGGTTTACCGTTACAAACGGCCTTAACGAACCCATGGATGCTGACATTTCCTATACCTTTCTCTTAGAAATTAATATTCAATCCGGGTATTATACACTCTTGAAAAAATATATTATAATAGATGAGCAGTGAGACAACTGTTATTTCAACATTTTACCCCTTAGTTATGTCAAATGGAAAATATTTAATCAGAACTTATAAATCATGGTTACAAAATCTTTGTAAAATTCCATGTTATCTTATTATATTTACAACGGAAACACTTGCACTCGAAGTGTATCAATGGAGACGCCATCTCTTAGATAGAACCCATGTGATTGTTAGACCACTTGATTCTTTTGCCATGACATGTAAGTCTATGATTACATTTTGGGAAAAACAAGAAGCACTCGATAAAGAACAATTTGGAACTAGGGAGTTATATGCATTGTGGAGCCTAAAACAAGAACTAGTGAGAATCGCCATAAATCAAAATCGATTCAAAAGTAAATGGTTCTGTTGGTGTGATGCAGGAATACAGCGATTTAGTAGGCTACAGTCATTCTATATGACCTTCCCACATGATATAGAACGTCTATGTGCACCAGGAAGAATGACATTCTTAGAAGTTGATAAAATACCACAGGCATACGTTGATGATTGGGCTGAAGATAAGCCAGTAAAATATCCATTTCCAGAAATTACACTTGGCTCTGGGTGTATTGTCGGAGATGCTGTTGCGTGGACCGAATTTGGCGAGGCATATAAGGAAATGCTTAAGGAATTTGCACTGCGAGGGTGGTTTGCTGGTAAAGAGACTGCCATCTTTTTTGCCATTCTCATGGAAAAAAAGACAACACCATTTCGACTATTTCATGCTAAACAATTTGTAGATATTCCTGGTATTGAGTGGTTAAGTTTACCGGTTATGCTTGGGGGCAATTTAACAGCGGAGGTTGATACACGATTTGAACCTATCTAGCTTCTGGATTTCCATTGCTCGCCACAGACATTGCATATATACAAGTTCTTCTTACCGGCTGCATCATATGTCATATAAATTACATCGCGCTCAACTGACTCTGTATTAGTTGTGCACGTTGGCTTCGGGCATGGCACCATCTTAATATGCGGAAGAGTATTGTCCTGGCGTGTAAATTCGTTAATCATAATCTTAAATGCCTCAGATGACTTCTGCTGAACCATTGTCTCAGAAATGAGTCCACCAGTTGTCTCAACCTCCGTATATCCACAATTCACACAAAGTCGCGTTAAATCATCCGTCTGCCCTGGCTTCAGATACAAGTAATACTTGCATGTTGGGCAAAACTTCATCGTGCTCTACCTTCTTAGTGTAAAATAGTTCAATTTTTGAAGCGCGTATTTTGGGTAAAAAATTGCTTAGGTGAGTTCAGTATAAACCAGCACACATGGCTTCTCCAATTACTCTGAAGGCATTCTTAGAAAATCACCGTCTTCCCTCAGGGGATAGACGACCTGCCTCTGTCACCGGCATGGGTGATGCGGCAGGCAAATACCTTATTCCAGATGAGAACTATGAGCAATTTCTTGACCTAATGAACAAGCATCTCTTTGAGGAAAGGGGTCGCCCTCTAAATCTGGTCGAACAGCCAAATCCAAACGGGCCAAAACCTCTTGTTATTGACTTGGACTTTCGGTATCGCAAGGACCGTTCTCTTGCTCACCCATTTGAGCAATCTCACATCAAGGCGTTCACTGAGAAACTCACTGAGGGCCTTGGAACATTCTTTGATCTTAATCCTTATGAGGAGCTCAGATACTTTGTTTCTCTAAGGCCTCAGGCATACGTTGATAAGAAATCTGGTGAAATCAAGGATGGTATCCACATTGTCTGCCCTGACATTATTCTGTCCTTTGAGAAACAGGGTATCCTAAGAAACTGGATGCTCGGCCAGGACGCAATCAAGGAGACATTCAAGGGGACCTCATTCATTAATGAGTCAGAGGGCATCTATGATGCGTCTTGCACAAGGAAGCAGGGATGGTTTCTCTATGGTGAATCTAAGCCCGATATCCCAGCCTACACTCTCAGCTATGTTCTAGATTATACCCCTGCTTCAAATAGCTGGTCTGTAATTGAGCCATTTAACTATGATAATAGGGAGCTTCTCGAGCTTCTAAGTGTTCGTTACAAGCTGGGCTCAGATGATAACGAGGTAAAGCCAGATGCCATGCCACTGTATGAGCGCTTAGTTGCATCTGGTGGGGGGGCGGTAAACACACAGGCAGCTGTAGCACCTGTTATTCCTATTGAGAACTTGACAGAGGAACAAGTCCAGCGTATTGAGAAGAACCCACTTGTAAATGAGGCATTCGAGGATGTGCAGGTGGATACGAATTATGAGGAGGTTGATCTTGTTAAACAGTTTGTCAGAGAGTGTCTGAGTGCAAAGCGTGCCGATGATTATGAGTCGTGGCTGCGTGTTGGTCTCTGCCTGCACTCAATCTCACAGAGTCCTGATATGTTTAATCTCTGGATGGAGTTCAGTGCAAAGTCTGCGAAATCTGCCGGCAATGATCTGGTAAAACTAAAGCGCAAGTGGGATACGTCTATGCGTGCTGAGGGAAATGGGCGTCGTCTGACCATTCGTAGTCTGAGGCACTGGGCTCAACTAGATAATCCCATTGCATTCAAGGAAATCATTGAGCGCGACATCGTGAATTATATCCTGCACTACACATCCCCTACTCACAATCACGTGGCACGTCTGATGAAGCGTATGTTTCAGGATAACTACGCGGCGTCTATCAGCTCTAGAAGCACTGAGTGGTTCGAGTTTCTTTCTGATCACCATCGATGGAAGAAGATCAACCAGGGGATTGCTCTCAGAAATAAGATTAGTGGCGGCGGCCAAACTGTAGAGGTAACCGACATGATTGCCCAGGCAAGACAGCGATTCAAGAATAGCCCTGAATACACACGCATGGAGTCAATTGCGTCCAACAACAAGAGCCTGGAGGCACTAAATCAGGTTCTTAAGACATTCGTGGAGAAGAAGAATGCGCTCAGAGATGCCAATCGCATAGATGATGCACGCGATATTGAGAATCAGATTCGCGACACTGAGATATCGATTGACCTCATTACGAAGAAGCAGGATCTTCAGAGAGCAGATGTTCGTGATCGCAAGTTCGCTGAGCTTGCAGATCTTGAGGGCAAGCTACACAATTGCGGATTCAAGGACGCCGTCATGAAGGAGTGTGTTGGTCTATTCTATGAGGAGGGCTTTGAGCAAACTCTGAATACTAGTCCCTTTCGCATTGGCTGTGCAAACGGCGTGATTCATCTAGATGCAATCAAGCCAAATCCAGAAAGGCCTGGAGAAATGATGCCAATGGACAAGGAGAAGGGTGATCCCTACAATTTCTTTCAGGATGGTGTGCCCGAGGACTACATCACATTCCAGGTTGGTAATGACATGCCAGAATACAGTCCTATTCCGTATCTTGAGTATGATCCAAATGACCCAGAGCAGATTGAGATTGACGAGTTCTTCTCAAAGCTGTTTCCTAGACCTGAGCTGAAGGCGTGGGTTCTCAAGCTGCTTGCCTCATGTCTCGAGGGGAAGAACAGAGAACAGTGCTATTACACCTTCCAGGGTGTGGGTGGTAATGGTAAGTCTAAGCTGGTAGAGCTGATGATCATGACACTGGGTGACTACCAGTCGTCTCTGCAGTCTACTGCTCTGACGAGAAAGCGCCCCGAGTCTGGTGCAGCCAATCCAGATATCATGAGCATTAAGAATAAGCGCTTTATCTATATGCAGGAGCCTGATGACCGTGAGCCTCTGAATACCTCGCGCATGAAGCAGTTCAGTGGTGAGGATGCAGTAGAGGCCCGTGGCCTGTTTCAGGACCAGGAGCGCTTCAAGATTGCTGGCAAGCTGTTTATGATGTGCAATACTCTGCCCACGATCAATTCCATGGATCGTGGCACCTGGCGTCGCATTCGTCTGATTCCCTTTGAGAGTAAGTTCGTGAATCCTGGGGACAAGGAGATTGGTCAGCCAAATGTATTTCCGAAGGACATGAATCTGAATGCGAAGCTGAAGAAGTGGCGTATCCCCTTCTTCTCTAGGCTGGTCCACATTTACCTGACGCAGTATGCTGTCTCTGACAATGGCACTCTGGAGCCTGCGCCTGAGATTGTGATGAGTGAGTCGAGGAAGTATCGCGACACGTTTGACTCTCTGAACAAGTTCTGCCAGGAGAGATGCCGTATTGACCCTACCAGCGATGCAGATGCTACTGTATCTGATGTGTGGAAGTCATACCGCTACTGGCACGAGGCCGTCGGTGGCTCTGGTAAGAAGCTTTCTCAAGTTGAATTTCTAAAGAGATTCAATGAAGAATACTATCAAGGTCAGCCCAAGCAGGGAAAGAACTATCCTGGTCTCTTTGTCTTCAATACAGAGGAGGAGGTTAGTTCCCATGATAGTGAGCGTGCCGAGGCTTCTAGCTAAATAGCTAAAGCCTATCCAAACCGAGCAATAAGAGCAATAGACACAATAAATAATACTAAAAATACGACAAATGCAGTTATAGCATATGTGGTGTCACCTGAAATAACATTTACATTTATACTAGCAACAATTGCTAAAGATAGAAAGGAAAGGATAAAAAAGAATATTGTAAACCCCTGCAAGCTACTAGATCCACTTGGTAAGGCAGCTGCTGGATCACTTTCAAATGCTGCATCATATGCATCTTCACTCGCAATATTTTTCTGTGAAACTGGTCCTATTTTTTTAGCAGAAGCCATTAACGAATCTGCTAACTCTTGTTGCTGTTCTACCAAGTTTTTAACAAAATTTATATTATTTGAAACATCTGATGAGCTTGTTTTTAACATATCATATAAAGAGCTCATCGTAGGATTCGTAAATCCCTGTATTAAAGGTGATAGATGATCTCCCATTTCTATATTAGAACAGCTAAAAGGCTACTATTGCAAAAAGGGTAAAAGGGTATCCCTGCCTAGTGGTGAACTATTAACGTCGGGAGTACCGGAAGTGCTAACGGTGCCAGGACTACATCTGTTCCCATCTGGATACTTATGAAGGGCAACCTTGTTCTCCCTCTTACCATTTCCTAAACTCATATCAGTTTCCGCTGTAAAGCGAGCCTTACTCCAATAACGTGAATCACGAGAAACTCTTGTATAACGCCATCTTAATAGTAAGACTGCAAGGGCAATAAAGCCAACGAAATAACATACAATAATAAAGACATTGTGATTAATTATATTGTTAATTAGTAAAAAACAAAATATTCCAACAAGTGATAAACTTATAAACAATATCTGAAAAAAGTATAAGGTGTCTAGCTTATTCGAATTAGACCACTCGTTAATTTCAGTCTGTCTCTTGCTAAGGCCATTATTTATGAGAGATGCAGAATATTGAGATACAGTCATATTATCAACTGCCGTAGCTAGATCTGTTAAATCCCGCGTTCTCGTAAGATAATATGCAGCCGAGGTAATATTATTGTCTGCACCGGTTGCCTGATCAAGTAAATCAGTATACCTTGATTCTTTACTAGCTTGAACGGCTTTCATTGTAGAATTAATATTTTGACTTATTAAATCTTGTTTTTGCGATTCACTTAAATTAGCAAGATATGCCTGAAGTTCCATGTCACCAAGAATTTTAGTCTGTGGTATAAGATTATCTAATGTTACAAATGGCTCTTTCATCTACACTAATAAACAGAATTTAAGATATATTCTTAAGTTCTATTTATTATTTATATAACACCATATTACTTGATGCTGCGATACATGTAATAGAGCATGCCTACTGCAACTATATTCAAGAAACCATATATTGCCAGCATATTCCGGGATGCATTATTTTTCTCGATGGTATAATCCATCATGGCAGTTTTTACATTTGTTTCCATCTGAGAATTAGTTAAGTTTTGAGCATCTTGCTGTAACTTATTTCTAACTGTATTGAGTTCTTCATTTATTAGATTCACACCACCAGATCCATAATATGTATTTAATGTGGTTAGACGATTATTAACAAGTGACTGTAAAAGCTGAATAATTTGATTTAATTTTCTGTTAATATTTTCAGTATTTGTTTTCAGTGTAACGTATGAACTACTGCTTGTATTGGTTGTCGGATCAACTGCAGCAGTTAGTAATAAGGTTAATGATTTCTTGTAACGAACATAGTAGTAGCAATATTCTGTATCTATATTTCTTCTTAACATTGCAGCATTTGATGAAAAATTATCAGCTGACTTTAAATTTGTCTGAGATAATGTAGTATTACTATCTGATACATTAGGGCCTGGAGCAGCAGCCACTCTAGAAACTAAGTCCGCGATATGTGCATCAAGTGAGGTTCTTGCAGATGATGAAATAATACCGGTTGCAGGGTCAATATCATTTCCTGACCATCCTTCGCCATTATTAGGTAAACATGATGTGCCGTTAAAGGTAGTATTTAGTGTAGCTGTAATTTGTGCATCCGTTTCCTTATTTTTTGAACATACAGCCATTCTACTATTTAGTTCTTATTTGTATTCTTGGATTTAAAATACAATGTTATAAAGATAATTAATACTACACCAAGAAGTATAATTACTCCACCAAGAACCATTGGATTACTATAATATGGTACTGGGGAAGCCGGAGATGTAAACCATGCAGTTATACTAGGAGGTAAATTCACTTGCCCAGTAAAACCAATAGTCTGGAAAATTAAGAAAATAGTTAAAGATGCCATAAATACACTGACTGCCAGTATGTATGGAAGACTTCTAGTTCGTAATTCTGGTAAAAAACCAAACGTAGGTTCTCTAGCTAAGATTGATTCTTCAGGACGGACCTTGTTGTTATAGCGCTCCTTACTCGTTGGTGTTTCGACAATATGCTTAGATGCATGGGCAATATACTTTTGTAATTTGCTATTTATATCTGTAACATTAGTATAGTGACTATTTATAGTATTGAATGCGTCTTGTAATGGAGCCTCGGTATCTGAAGACGGCTCATTATTATAATTATTCAATGCTATTTCTAGAGACCTAAATGATGCATCTATATCAAAGGTCCCTAGATTTTCATATTGTGTCTGAGTTTCTAAAAAATTTGCATGATGCATAGCCTTCTATCTATGGAGTACACACTCTATAGACTACATATTCTCCTGCTGAAGGACTTGGTCGTGTAATCTTAATAATATCACCGGGAATAGCACCGATTACACGCGTAATAGGATCCTCATGATAACGAATAAATGGAAACTGCGCCTTTTGATTGATATACATGCTTTTCATTAGAGGCTCATGTTGCTCCTTGGGCACAATTTCGTGAGGGGGGACAAGGAAATGATTCAGAGGATTCATCTGAAAGCTATCCATAAAGAAGAAGGATAGTCTGAGATTACGTGTTACCCACTGATTAATAGAAGCCTGATGAAATACAGACACCGTAGGCTCATTAATAAGACAAATCACACTTGTCTGAGCAGGATCAACCGGAGACCCTAGTGCCTCTGGCTTTCTAGAGCTTGCCTCTGGTGCAACACCAATTGGCGTCTCAAGAGATGATAAGAATCCTGGAAGCTTCTGCTTAATTCTCTGAACAAAGATATAGACACGCACATTTGGCGTAGGAACAGTCATTCCATCGCGCGCCTTCACTGTAAATTCCAGAGCTCTGCCATTTGAAGTTACTGCGAGGCCCTCGCGAATCTCCTCTGGACCAAACTTTGATGCACCTACCACATCATACCCACGATCATGTAAGACGCTAAGAAGTGTCTGACGTGATCGGAAAACTTTTTCTACAAACTGTGCCATACCTTACTATCTAATCACATAGTAATCAAATTTTTAGGTGGATTTATTCACTAGTTGCCTCCCTTGATAACATTGATTCTTACATTTACATCCTGCGTTTGCCCTTGTTCGCCTCCTCCAAATCCTACACGTTTCTTCTGTGTTCCAGTGCTCCGCATTGGCCTTGGCCCAGAACCAGACCCAGACCCAGAATGTATAGAAGGCGTTAAGAATCCGCCCATCTGACCTGCACCAGTATCTACTGCAATAGTTGGAGGAGCACCAGGGACTCCTGAGCTAAAGAGCTGAGCAGGTTGAGGCTGTGATGCTGCGTAGACTGCAGGATATGGCGACATGTTATATTGTTGGCCGCCGCCCATTTGCATCATAGGGCCCATTTGCATCATGGGAGAGACAGGGCCCATGTGCATCTGTTGCCCCATAGGGCCCACAGTGCCCATTTGCATCATTGGCGCCATATATCCTCCTTGTTGCTGCGCTAAACCTGGTTGCTGCGCTAAACCTTGTTGCTGCGCTAAACCTGGTTGCTGTGCCAAGGGCAAGACCTGCGGGATTCCCTCTTCTGTCGCCTCGCCTAATTCTTCATCCGCAACTAACTCCTCTGGCTGTCCTACCACCTGAATAGATCTAGCCGGTGGAACAACTGTCACCGTCGTAGGATTCGGCTGAAACATTGGCCCCTGTGTTGTCTGAATCATTGTTCCTGGAACCACACCTGGCGGGTTCACAGAAGAAGCCGCAACATTAGCTGCTGTCTGAATAGCCCCCTGAACGCCTGTTCCATCTAGAACTATATCGTCTGAAGTAGAAACACGAGGTGTTGGGGCAATTGCACCAAGTTTCATCAAGAGCTCTGGACTAGCCTCAGTTGGCCCCTCCACGATTTCTCTAAACTGTGGAACCACTGATTCTGGTAAGGCGCGCACTGGTAAATTCGTGACCACTCTCATTTTCTCCTCCTCAGTTGGAGGAGGTAGGTCATCCTTATTAATCCCATCAAGCTTCAGTAAATCCTTCTCGGTCATAATACGCATTCCAATATTCATGTAGGTTTCTAGCTCCTGGCATAGAAGCTTGAAGGCATAGGGCATCTCAATGACCACTGGGGCAACCATGGTCTTTCTGATGGGAGGAATTAGTTCCAGGTCATTCGGACCCGAACCAATATATGACACTGGACCAGTGCACAGAGGGCAGACAAAGAGACCCGTCTTAGGATTCTCAATTGGTATTGTTCCACATCCTTTGCACACACGGAAACTGGTTCCATCTGAACGTAACATATAGGATTCATTGACAAAGGCACTGATTCCATGACCAACAATTGCATCACGTTCCATCTCACCAATTCTCAAGCCACCCTGAGCCCCGCGACCTCCTGTGGGCTGGTGGGTGCGCTGCTCTCTGCGTCCCTTGCCACGAGCATTCCATTTATCCTCCACCATGTGCTTCAGACGCATGGAAAAAATAGGACCAATGAACATGTCAGTGAGTAATTGCTTACCCGAGGTACCGTCATATAAGATTTCATTTCCGAATTTCTCAAATCCAAGCTGCTGAAGTGCCGCATTCATTTGTTTTGTCAGACGTCCATCATCGGTAAAGGCCGTGCCATCTGCAACCGCTCCTATATTTGCAGCAATCTTACCCATAACCATTTCAATCACGTGACCAATCGTCATACGCGATGGAATTGCGTGGGTATTCATAATCATATCTGGCACAACCCCGTGGATTGTGCGGGGTAAATCATGAGATCTCACTACCATTCCTATTGTGCCCTTCTGTCCATGGCGATTAGAGAACTTATCACCCAGCTCTGGCACCCTGTATTCCACACAGCGAATCTTCACTGTTCTCAGACCCTTGTTATTCACTAGGACTACTACCGATTCCACACGTCCATGGGTCCAGACCTGCGCAGACTCAGATGAATCCGCCATCTTTCCTCCAGGAAGTTCCATTGTTTTTCCAACTATCACTGTATTTTCATCGACGTATTCACCCACACGCACAATTCCACGCTCATCTAATTTTGAATAATCCATTCCTGCTCTTAGATCTGTCCAACCAGGGACCGACTTTGGATTTGCAATACGTGTGCGAGTCTTAGCTTTCTCATCATCTTCCTCAAACACATTATATGAACGATAATGCACTGAGTTAAATAGGCCACGTTGTAAGGCATCATGATTAATCACAATACCGTCCTCCTGGTTATATCCAGCAAACATTCCCATTGCCAGAATTACATTTGTTCCATAGGGCAGCCTACCTTGACCCAGATAATCATAGTATAAGGTGCGCACTAGAGGAGGTGAACCATTCGTTAAAATAGAAGCCTGATTATCATAGCGCATGTGGGCGTTCGATGCGTAGACTGAGAGGCCTTGTTTTGACTGAGAATCTCCTAGCTGATTACGCACCGATTGGTTGTGATGAGAGAAGGGGATTAGTGTGGTAATAGCACTCATAATACTGGAAGGATGCACTTCCACGTGCGTGGTCTCGTCGGTTGCCTGTTCCATAAAGTTGACAATATAAGCCTCATTATGCTCATAAGGATCCACATATTCGATTAGACCAGAATAAGGTGTTAAATACTCAATATATTCCTTCATAGAAAGTCCCTCGCGGTCAACTAAGGGATCGAGAAATCCTACCCATGATAGACCATGATCCTTTGTCTGAGGTAGAAATCCCATAACCATATCACGCCACGTTGATCCAGTCTCAGCAAGCTTTCTTCTGGGATACTGACCTGCCTTCCATGGCATCATATGTAAGAGAGGACGTCCTGGACGACCCTCGTCAAAATTAATTAGAATTCGTCTATCACTAATGAAAAATGCTACTCCAACAGAGGCACTCAAGCACCCAGTCCACTTAAAGAGCTGAATCATCTTAGTCAGTTCATTCGCCTCTAACGTGTATCCTATTAGTCCATTATTTAAGAAGACAGGAACACACATTGCTCTCAATGCTCCCGTTGCATCTTCTACAGCTATTAAAAATTTGCGTTTCAGAAGCCAGCTCATAAATTCCTTCGTCGGTGTACCAGTGCTTATAGTAGTAAGAACACTCAGATTCTTGGCAATACCAATAGATGAACCACCTGGGGTCTCATTTGTGCAAAAGTAGCCATACTGGCTCGTATGTAAATGTCTGGGCCCAGTGAGCTTCATCCCCGTATCGAATTCTAAGACAACGCGCCTGCAATGGCTTATGAAATCTATGTAGGATAACCGAGAAAGAGCCTGTAAGACACCTGCCTTCTCATCTGAGGGACTAGATCCCCACTTTCCTCTGAATGCTCGCAGTATACTATTGGTCAGCATATTTGGTTGTTGCTTTCCCTTAGCCTTCGGTGATCTGAATATAGAAACCACATTTGATTCTGCAAATATATTCATGAAATTTAGTCCCTTGTAAACCTGCACATTGTAATTGTATTCTTCGTCAATGGCAAGGCCAACTGCCTTCATCCATGTCTTATAGACACCCTGAAATAGCATCTGAGTGAGAAATCCAGAAGTTAAACAACGCTGATTTCTAATATCGTCTCTGTCTGTCTTTCCGTCTAGGCCCATATAGACACGGTAAATCTTCTTAACACAATCGCCCAAGTAAACTGCGCGAGCACTTGGTGTATTAGGGACGTGCGAAAACAGCTGGTTATGTAAGATATCTAGAACATGTGCTTCTCCAAAGCCCTTTGTTAGAGTCTTAATATACTGGATTGCAGAATATGTATCCAGGATTGGATTTGCATCTGTAAAACATGCAATTAAGAATGGCTCCATAATTTTCAGCTCATCAGGGTCCATGGAAGGCACAATTGCACGTGTAATTTCCTCATCAGATTCAATCCCTAGAGCTCTGAATAAGATACACACTGGAATTGCCTTACGCACAAAGGGTAGACCAACATGAAGGCTCTCGGTCTTTCGTATAACTGCAAACGTCACACGCCGCACCTCACGTGTCTCAGGAGATAAACAAGAAATTGAGGAATATGTGGCAATCTGAGGATCCGCCTCCTGATTTTGAGCATAGAGGGTATTGAAGGCTTGCTCTTGATGTGTAACTAAGACTCTCTCAGATCCATTAATAATGAAATAACCACCCTGATCATACGGGCATTCTCCAACGGATTTCAGGAATTCATCTGGTTTATTATTTAGAAGACATGCCTTACTATGTAACATTACTGGAATTTCAAAGAGGGGTCTATTTGGTAAGATTACTTCTTTTACTGTAGGCTGACCATCTTGCCCCCTAGCAAATTTCACTCGAACCAGGATATCTGCAAATATCCCTGCAGAATATGTAAGATTCCTTAGACGAGCTTCATTGGGAAAAAGAAGCCTAACTTCCTCACCTCCCATATGCTGGATCGTCGGTGTTCCTATATTAAGAGCCTTTCCATCTGCCCCTCCAATATAGATTTCCACTGTATATTCGTATTGTCCTGGTTTAATTTGATCTTTCACCACAATTAGAGGATTGTGGCTCTGAATAATTGCAGGCAGATCCGATTCTAAGAATTGGTTATAAGAATCTAGATGATGCCTGGTATATGGATATGACGTTGTTTGAAAATACTGGTCTAGTAACCTTCTTGGAATTTCCATTGACCTTTCCTGCGGGCTTCCCATTGCTCTATTTTGCAAAGCATAAATTTAAATAGTCATTAAGCGCTATATGATTACTATCATTTTAAAATAATAGTAATTAATATATAATATATGTATCTGCGCTATCTCAATGCTGGGGCTGCTGCCGTTTTGTATACATCTGCTCCGTATGTGCGAAGAGCTTGATTTGCAAAGGTGGAGTTAGTAATTGCAGCAGGCATTGGTCTAAATGGTGCATATCCTACTGGATCACTTGATGGATAATCAGGTATAACACCCTTATGCGCCATCATTGCAATATAGGAACTGGTGGGGGGAGCGCTAGTAAGCATTGGCCTAAAAAGTCCATCTAATGCTGCACCACCTGCTTGAGAAGCACGAGAGACATCCGTCGGGGCCATTGTCTTTCCACAATCTGCATTAATGGCGGAGGAATAAGATCTATCTAGACCCTGTGACTGATAACTAGGGAAATTACCATATGTTCCTGCAACACCTGCTCTCAGCTGGTAATCTAGAGGGGCGCCTGCTAAGGCAGAAGCCGCTGCACCCCCTTTCATAGTACCACCACGTGCCCTTGTTCTGCGTGTCTTATCGGACTTGAGGCCATATCTGAATTTAAGATAAGCAGCAGCATCAGCCGGAGGTAGGTCACGCTTGAACGTCTTACGCCATTCTTCCCTATAAGAAACAACTGCATCAGAAAATGAATGCTTTGCAGTCTTTCTTAAAGCTTCAACAACCTTATCCATATGATCAAATGCCTTACGAAGTTCTGGAATTGTTAAGACATGCTTTTTAGTTGACTGTGTTGTCTTTTTTAACTTTCTTGTTCTCTTCGCTGTACCTTTCACTGTACCCTTCGCTGTACCCTTTGCCATCTACTTTTGTATACTATTTATTATACAAAAGTAAGTAGTTTTAAATTAATAGAATCTTTAGCTAACCTTGAAACTTGGTGATACTAGACTATTTGAGGGACGATTCAGAGGCTTCATTAAGTTACTCATTGTCTTTGATGCGCTATTAAAGGCCCCTGATACACCGTTGCTTGCAGAATTAAATATACTCTTAGAAGAATTCTTAGAATTGTTGCTTGAAAACATAGGGGTGCTCATTTCAGGAATAAGTGACGCAGGTGCTGAACTTGCAGTTGTTCCATTAAACATATAGAAAACGATGAGACCAGAAAAAATGATAGCTATTATCATTATAAATCCAGAATATTCTCTTAACATATCTGTAACCATAGATGCACGATATTCATAAGGGAACATTGAGTAATGTTGCCATACCCCCAGTGCAAACATTAACATGCACAAGACGCCAAGCATGTATGGTGACAGTCTTGGCATGACAAATGCGAATAATAAAAAGCAAACGAATAAAACCATAATTGATGGAATGAACAGCTCCATTTCCTCTCTAATATGTTTCACGATACGTTAGCAGCTCTTTTCTGCAACAATACCGGTGAAGTCCCAATTCATTCAAAACATCACCCTCAGGTGTCTTCTGTAGCTTAGTCTCATCAAGAATCAGAAGAGTTGCCGGTTGACCTCCACGCAGTTCCTTTGTCCTACGCTCGTAATACCTCCAAATATCCGCGAGCACATTGCCACAATTCATACAACGGACTGGGATTGGCATATAATTCCTACTACCCGGGATAGTAATCAATTTTATATACGTTTTGCTGCGTAGAATTCATTATAAGACTTCCTTGTATAAAAGACAGAGATGTCTTCTGTGCTATTTTCCAGTGGCTCCTACAATCGTAATAACCAGGCACGTGGTGGAATCGAGCGTCTAACTACAAAGATCAGTGAGCTTGAGAAGAAGCTTGGTGAGCTTGAGTTTGTAATTACTACACTCCAGAAGACAAGTGGGTCTGGTGTTGCAGGTCCTGCTGGCCCTCCTGGTCCTCCTGGCCCCGCTGGCGCAGCTGGTCCCGCTGGCCCTGCTGGCCCTGCTGGCCCTCCGGGAGCTGATGGCCCTGCTGGGCCTGCTGGCCCTGCTGGCCCTGCTGGCCCTGCTGGGCCCGCCGGGCCCCAGGGACCCCAGGGCCTAAAGGGTCTACCTGGAACAACCGGGCAGTAATTAGTTCAACATCTTCTTCAACGTTGACCCGCTGATTTGAATATTATGCTGGTTGAGAAGGTATTTGGAAAGATTTGCTACTGACACCTTAGGAAACCGTGCAACCGCATCGTGGATTTCTTTCAGCTGTTCATCTGACCACTTTGATTTTATTGAGCTGCTTGTGACTGTAGTCACTGACCGCTCCATTCCATCTGATGTCTGAATCATTGGCCCTATAGACAACTTCCCCGCATGAATCGCATCATGACATTTATCACAGACAACCACTAAGTTTGCCTGAGAATGCACATTAGAATTGTCGGCTAGATGACCTGATTTTGTTGCTGTTTGACGTTCCATGATATGATGAACCTCAAGAGTTGAAAAATCAGTCTTACCACATATCTCACATTTATATTTTACAATTCCAGAATTCCAAGAGGAGCCAACGGACTCAGAAAGTTCAGCCTCTCCTGCCAGCCGTTTCCGAAAAAGAATTGCATCTTCCAAAATATCATCGGGAATTCTCATAGCCTTTGCAACTTCTAGTCCATAGAGTGACGAGCCAGATCCTTCTCTCAAGGTTCTATGATACACTAACTTGTCCTTGAGTTTATCATATTCCACATGAAGATGCCAGATCTTGAGTCGCTCATCCTGAACGACTTCTGGAATACTTGAGAGCCCGTGGAGATGAGTGGCAAAGAGAAACCGTGCACCCCGTTTCAAGAGACCCTTGAGTCCTGCTGCAACGAGAGCGGTCGCAGAAGTTGTCTCGGTTCCTGAGCAGAGCTCGTCTCCCAGAACTAGAGACCGAGGGCCAGCTTCCCTGAAAATCTCGCGCATCTCAGACATTTCAACTGCAAAGGAGGAAAGGCCCATCCACAGATTATCAGTATTTATGATTCGAGTATGGAGGCTTGCAAAAGGCGCTAGAGTCATCGCACTGCACGGAACGAATGAGCCACCTTGGGCTAGGATCACTGCAAGGCCGACGGCGCGCATGAGACTCGATTTTCCTGAGGCATTGAGGCCATAGAGGAGCCAGCCTTGGGCTACTTGGCCTGCTTGGCCTTGGCCAAGCGCAACATTATGCTGCACATAAGGAATCTTTCTGTCTTGCACTTCCAAAAGAGGATGTCTCAGCCCCTGAATCTGAATTGACCCCTCGTCACTTGAATCTATGATCGTGGGTTTCTCATAGCCATAATGCTTTGCCACTACTGCAAGTGAACTATTCACATCAACACTAGTAATCCATTCAGATATCTTAGTCCATCCTAGAAATAAGTCATCAGCCAGCTTGGTTCCATACTCTAACAAGGCTAGCCCCTGCCGCTTTTTTAATGCATCTCTTAGCCTCCCTATAATAACAGAAATCTGATCAAGCTCTGGTGATTCCAGATATGATCCAGTCTTATTAAGCTTTGCTGTCACCGTTCCTGGAAGTTTTCCAGAGGCATTCAGGCACTGAATAACCGCACGTGGTCCCTTCACTATAATTCCACTCTCCCTTTCCTCCAATTTAAATACATCCGCGGCCACACTGGCTTCTGATGCCCTAGCCTGAATCCATGTCTCTAGTTTCTTATTCTGCTCCAAGATATGAGTCTCAAGCTGGTCAAGTTCTGGAACAAGGCCGTGGTGAAAGAGAGAAATATCTTCAGAAGCCGCATAGACTTTCTGGGGATTGAATACCGTGAAAACAGTATCGCGTATCTTCACAATGGTTTCTTGCTGATCCTGGCATTTGGGGCCCTCAGATACAGAAATCCATTGCATCGCCTTGAAGCTAGTATCCAGATTTATGAGATCAGTGGCCTGCAGAGAACCCTGCTGAATCTTTCTATAAAGCCGGTCAATATCAGTGAGTGTGCGCAACCGTTTCACAATGGGGTCAACATCCTTCTTTGTCCACGCTTCTACTGCATCCAAGTTAGCACGAATTGTAGCAGCATCCGCTGAAGGTTTTAAGAGACGTTCTCTGAGTCCCCTAGAACCCATTGGCGACTGCGTCTTATCTACGAGGCTGAGAACATCCTGCCTTGCTGTGGCTGTGGCTGCGCCCGTGCCTGCACCTGTGCCCTGCACCAGCATATGCAACTGAAACAAGGCATTCTCTCCTAGACGTAACATGGACCCAGGAATCCATGGATATACAATAAGTTGCCCCAGTTTCATAGAAGGCCAGAGATCCTTCAAGGAGTTTAATAAAGAAAGTAGCGCAGTCTCTGTGCGAGAACCAGGAGCTAAGTGTAGAGCAACATGGGTCGGCAGAAGGCTTTTCAAACTACATGCCTCTCTCAAAAAGGTCTCGCGAAACTCTGGCTTAGTCCACGCCCCAGAAGTCAGAGCCTCGCGTCTATGAAATGTCAGCCCAGAAGAACACCCCAGAATATTTTTCAACTTCTTCTCCTCCATTGAATCCATGAAACGCCTAGAGCCATTAACTGACCATAGAACTTCTCTCGGCGAATACAGATCCATGAACTGCACTGCCTCATTTGAAGTCCAAGCATCATCTGACCCCTGAGCTTGCTCAGTGAAGACATGTAGATGACCGGTTGTCAAATCAATAGAAGCCATTGAAATATGCGGAGCTTCCTTTCCTTCGTGCTCATCTATACAGCAGAATGTAATGAAAAGATCCTCGGCTGTTGCGGCTTCAATGTGTGTCCCTGGAGTCAAGATGCGCTCTACATTTCTCTTTATAACCTTGCCTTGCACATTCTTCACTTGCTCAACTAGGACCACTGTCCAGCCGAGCTGAGTGAGTTTAGCTGCCCACTTATGCACAGAGTAATCTGGAATTCCTGCGACGAGACCATCAAGACCATTTGGACCATCACCTTTCTTTATGGACACTTTGAGGCCTAGAAGATCAATGAGTTCAGAAAAGGATGTCTTACCCTTTCCTGTTTCGGGATCCATAACATCATACATCTCATAGAAGATTCCTACCATGAGAAATATGGCTAACTTTGGGCCGAATTTCTTTGTTTGTTCGTTGTAATTTTCTAAATACTCCTGATACATGTTGGGCATTATACTTATATGTATTAGGCTGGCTTTAGCCCTTCATTTAAAAATTGAACAAAATGGCCATAATATGTAAAGTATACTATGTCTTCTGTTATTGAGAATATTATGGCCTACTGCGTTGATGCCGATGGTTATGGAAGAATGTTTGATTTCAAGTCTGATGGAATTGATACTGAGGTTGAGGATTATGCGGCATTCAGGGCGTGGAATATTAAGTGTCTAGGAGAGATGAGTGATGAGGACCAGACCTGGGTATGGGGTCTCTGTAAGAGAATTGGAAGTTCTAATATTGGTATGATGGATATGGAAGATTGTGGAATCTGGAAGGCAGACCTGTTCTTCTTTGACAAGAATAAGAAACTGTGTATTGTTCATCCTAGATAGGCAAAGCCATATAGGCAAAGCCATATAAAATTTGATTTTACTCATACCATAATTATCCTCATGGCTACTGAGACTCCTAAATGTCACTATGAATGCGGTAGAGATGCAACTCTAGAATGTGCAAAGTGTAAAGCCCATATTTGTGACGATATAATCTGCGGACAACCAACCGTTGACGGATATCTCTGTGGCTTTTATACTCAGTGGGGTTGTGGGCGAAAATATACAACCTGTGATATGTGTCTAGATGATGAGGCAGTCCATGAGGGAGAACTAGGTTTCTGCGAAGACTGTGGAAATGGAATATGCGAGGCATGTGCAGACCTTTCAATGCAGTGTGAGAAATGCGATGTTCTAGTCTGCGATGAATGTGCAGAATCACATCATTGTGAGCCTGCAGATGCTACAGAGCCTGATCCTTCAATAACATAAAATCAGAATACATTGATCTCAACATTTTTTCAGGTGCCTTAGATTTCTGTTGAATTACACCCTTTCCTACCAGATAGTCTCTGATTGATGACATTGGCTTCTTTTCTGTGTCATCCTTAACTCTCTTTGCACGAGTAAAACGGTGATTCAGATTACGAACAGATAAGTGTATCTTTCTAGCCTTTCTTGTTGTATCGTTTATATGAATAGGTGCAGCTGCATGAATAGATTTTGGTTGTAATTTAACCCTGGGCTGCTTCAAGGGCTTCAGAATTACATTGGAGGCTACTTGAGTCTGCTGTGCTTGAGTCTGCTGTGCTTGAGTCTGTTGCGCTTGAGTCTGTTGCGCTTGAGATTTTATTGGCACCTGTGAATGCTGCACTTGTGCTTGTTGACTCTGTGTAACCACATGAGCAACAGGGGCAGCCTTTACCAACGATATTTTTTTTACTTGTTCAATAAATTGAGTATCACTTGGCGCATCTTCCTCTTGCTCCTTTACCCTCTTTCTTCTAGAGCCTTTTTGCCGGAACCGCGTAGCATCTTCTGCCGCAGTTCCCGTAATAGTGAGACTTTTTACATTAGAATCCATCTTAACTTCAATTTAGACATAAAGGGCACTTAATAAAACGAGCCGCATGTTATGGCCTAAGGCCTAAGGCCTAAGGCTATTGCCTATGGCCTATGGCCAAAGGGTCAACTGTAAAAATTGAGTATTTACTAAATAAAAACATAAAGCACAAGATGTCCGTTCCAAATCATTCTAAAATTCTTGACTCCTTCTTCCAGCAGATGGACAAGAAACAGATTATTTCCCATCAGATTGAGTCCTTCAACCACTTTATCCTCCATGATGTCCCTGAGATTCTGCAAGCCACGAATCCCGTAGTAATCAAGGGTTCACCTGAGATTCCTCTCTCTGGCCCCAGGTCAGTGCTAGCCGCTGCAACCGGTCTATCCACATCCGCCGCAAATGCTCTGATGGGTCAGAAGACCGAGGATGCTGCTACGGTAGCTGCAGCTGCAGCCGCTGCACAAGCAGCCACGGTTCAACGCGCAGCTGTCCGCTACGAATATGAGGTCCAGATCGAGTTTGAGAAGCCCCAGCTACGCAAGCCCACCATCTTTGAGAATAATGGCGCCGTTCTGCCCATGCTTCCCAATGACGCCAGGCTGCGTAATCTGACCTACGCATCCCCTCTCACTGTGGACATCAAGGTCACGACGATCCGCACTGACAATGTGGATGGTCGCACTGCTACTCATCAGCGTGTCTTCCCCAATGCGCATCTGGGTAAGATTCCCGTGATGGTTGGCAGCAGCTTATGCCTTCTGAAGGAGCAGAAGCATGTGCACCCAATGGATCTCGGCGAGTGCCCTGAGGATGTGGGGGGCTATTTCATCGTCGGCGGTGGTGAGCGCACCATCATTTCTCAGGAGCGCATGTCAGAGAACCGCCCTGTCGTCTTCCGTAATAACCGTAACCCTGCAAAGGAGTGGGAGGTCATTGAGGTCAAGTCCATTGGTCCTATGAACGAGCAGGTGCCCAAGTCAAACTCAGTTCGCATTCAGTATCACCCCAAGAATCAGCAAATCATGTATCTGCGTGCAACCATTCCCCGCATGAAGACTGAGATTCCCCTCTTTATCCTGTTCCGTGCCCTGGGTGTTCTGGAGGATGAGAAGATTGTCAAGATGATTCTGGGTAATGACCAGGACCAGGTATTTGAGGGACTCATTGTGGAGTCTATCACTGAGGCGGCTGCCGTGCTGACTCAGGAGGATGCCTTGATGTGGATGAAGAGGCATCTGAATGTCTGGACGAGCAAGCCTGCACGCACTATCACGGTGGAGGATCTCCTCCGAGATGAGCTATACCCGCACATCGGTGGCCTGGAGGAGTCCTATGAGAAGGCGTGCTTTCTGGCCCACATGACTCGCAAGCTTCTCTGGGTGGCCTACAAGCGGATTAACAATGACGACCGTGATGCATATCCCAATAAGCGTGTAGATTCTCCTGGCTTCCTTCTGGCCAACTTGTTCCGCACCTTCTTCCAGGTCAAGATGCTGAAGGACATGAAGGCATCCATTGCCAAGGAGATTCACGGTGGCTCCTGGAGAGCGACTGGTTCTTTCCAGGAAATCATTAATATGAGTAATCTCTATAAGGTCATCAAGTCCACAATCGTGGAGGTCGGCCTCAAGTCTGCTCTCTCCACTGGCAACTTTGGTTCTGCCAAGGTCGGTGGGCCTCCTAAGATTGGTGTCTCACAGGTTCTGGGTCGTCTCAACTATGTTTCTTCCCTGTCGCATCTTAGACGTATTTCAACACCAATTGAGAAGACTGCAGGTAAGCTCATTGCACCTCGTAAGCTCCACAATACCCAGTGGGGCTACATCTGCCCTAATGAGACGCCAGAGGGTCATTCAGTTGGTGTAGTGAAGAACCTGGCCAGCACGGCCTGCATTACGCAATTCTCCAATACCGGTGTTGTTCTGGATTTCATCCAGAAGATGGCCGAGTTCCAGCCTATCCGTGAGCTCCCCATTGAGGATTTGTTCAAGGGGTCCCGTGTCTTTGTAAATGGCAAGTGGATTGGCATGTTTCCTCCTGAGTCTGCGCTAGCCTGCGTGACCAGGCTGCGCGTGGCTAAGCGCTCTGGGTTTATTCAAAGGCAGATTGCCATTGTGTGGAAGCCGACGGTGAAGGAGCTGTGGCTGAGCACAGAGGCAGGTCGCCTTGTTCGCCCTCTCTACTTTGCCCCAGCCATCCTGGATATCGCAAGATCACCTGAGCCCCAGCGAAAGGAGCTCATTGCATCCATTGAGTCCTGCAAGTGCTGGGAGGATATTCTGAGATGGCAGAGCCCAGCTGGCCATCATCTCATGGAATATATTGATGCCGGTGAGACCGAGCAGGCCATGATTGCCATGGAGCCTAGTGATCTCATTAAGATGCCTGCAGCTGAGGCGGATTCCTATTCGCATTCAGAGATTCACCCCTGCGTGATTCTTGGGTCTATTGCCTCTACGATTCCCTTCCCTGACCATAATCAATCTCCCAGAAATGCTTACCAGTGTGCGATGGGCAAGCAGGCCATGGGTGTCTTCGCCCAGAATTACCAGGAGCGCTTTGATGCTCTGGCCCACATGCTGATGTATCCCAATCTGCCTCTAGTATCTCCAACAATGGGTAAGCATTATGGTGCCTACTCAATGCCTTCTGGTCGCAATATCATTGTGGCTATCATGGCCTATGGTGGCTACAATCAGGAGGATTCCATCATGATTAACAAGGGTGCGCTGGATCGTGGGCTCTTCCAGTCCATCTTCTACCGCACGTATAAGGATGAGGAGAAGAAGAACCAAAGCTCTGGTGAGGAGGAGCGCTTTGGTCGCCCCGACCCTGAGATGACGAAGCAGCTTCGTAATGGCAATTACGGAAAGCTGGGTGCAGATGGCTTCATCCCTGAAAATACCTTTGTGAATTCAGATGATATCCTCGTGGGGAAGGTGGTTCCTCTGCGTGTGCCAACCGGCATGGTGTTGCCCGCAGGAGCCAAGAAGTTCCGCGACGTTTCTAGAACCCCCAGGAATAATGAGAGCGGATTCGTGGACAAAATCTTTAAGAACCGCAACGGTGAGGGTTACTCCTTCGTCAAGATCCGTATGAGAGAGCTGAGGACTCCTGAGATTGGTGATAAGTTCTCAAGCCGCCATGGACAGAAGGGCACCTGCGGGATGCTACTGGAGCCTGAGGATATGCCTCAGACTGCATCAGGTATCATTCCTGACATCATTATTAACCCTCACTGTATCCCCTCGAGAATGACTATTGCCCAGCTGATGGAGACGCTTCTAGGGAAGATTGGCTGTCATACGGGCTGCTTGGGTGATGGCACTCCCTTTAACAAGAAGATGACGCTTGATGGCTTGGCCAAGGTTCTCCGCGATGATCTCGGACTGGAGCCCTACGGCAACGAAATCATGTATAATGGTCATACGGGGCGGCAGATGGAGACCAATATCTTCATGGGTCCCTGCTTCTATCAGCGATTGAGGCACTGTGCGGCAGATAAGCTGCATAGCAGAGCCTGTGGACCTCTAGTTATGCTGACGAGGCAGCCTGCCGAGGGCAGGGCGCGTGAGGGTGGCTTGCGCTTTGGAGAGATGGAGCGTGATTGCGTTGCAGCACACGGCATTATGGAATTTACGAAGGAGCGTTTTATGGAGTGCAGCGATGGATTCAAGTGTTATACCTGTAGAAAGTGCGGCCTTCTGGCAATTGCTAATCCCGAAGCGAATATCTGGATGTGCAAGGGATGCCAGAATACTACGGAGTTCGCGTCAATCCAGATTCCCTACGCCTACAAGCTCCTAGTTCAGGAGCTGGAGACCATGAATATCTGCTCACGAATCTTCACTCAGGGAGCAATTGAGGATGTGGAGCAGCCGCTGAAAAAGATTGTGGAGTAGTGTGTTATAAAAAAGTTCTATAGATAAGTAGAACAAAATGTTTGTATTACCTTTACTTGCTGAGTTTCTTGGAACTTTTTTACTAACAATGGCCGTTCTAGCAACCGGTAACGCCCTAATAATTGGTGGCACGCTTGGTCTATTAGTCTTATTACTAGGCGGGGTCTCTGGCTCTCACGTGAATCCTGCTATATCGGTAGCCATGCTACTCAAGGGGTCTATTGGGACAATGGACTTTATCAGTTACACGATGGTCCAGTGCGCAGGTGCAGCCGCTGCAGTGTATGCTTACCAGGTTCTTGCTTAAGGTTTTACAGCAAAGGATAGAAAGATAAACCAGGAGTTGATATATATTTGGTTTATTTTTGAAAAAATTGCATGATAGAAATTGCATGATAGAGTAATTACGGCATTACCGTGGACCGGTCAGCCATACAGTATTATTTCATTATATTTATTAGTTGGATAAGATGGATGCGAGCCTGAAAAAATATAAACAAAACGTAAAAAATTATGCAAGAAAAAAGGGGTTATCTAAGTCTGAAGAAAGTAAAATATTAAAAGAAACACTTAAACTTTCTAAATTTGCAGACGCCATTAGAAATAATCCTCCCGTGAAAGCCCAGCCACCGGATTTATCTGAGGAAATAAAAGCTCAGTGGTTTGGATTTAGAGATTATATACGTAGTCTAAATATTTACTATATAGCATGTCATGCGGCAACATGTTCTAGTTATGCACAATGTAATGCACCAGAAAGAAATAGTAATCCTGTGACATATCCTTCATTTGTCTTACCTCCAAATACGTTTATGATTAATATTGTAAATGGAGAAATATGCACTGTGAATCAATATACTGAACGAATTTTTCTATCTAACGAGAAACATTACAAAAATGCTATGTTAATTGATTCACCGAATGAATCAATGAAGGCATACAATCAAAGCTGGGAATCTCCTCTTTTATCAGGAATACATAGATCCGGTCCTGGAACAACATATCCCAATTATAAATGTGTATTTTATGATAAAAAGCCAATGTATAGATTAGGAGTGTTTAATCTTTCTGAACGTAATGTGCATGATGATGCGACAGTAGTATATAGTTCTAGTGAGTATGATCCTAGAAAGCCTCTTTTTATTGAAGATGTTATACAACTAGTTAATGCAAGAAGAGGGCCTGGTATTTATATTTTAGGTGCATGTAGTAGTCCATATGTGAGTAATTTAAATTCTATAGCATCTAGTCACTATGCTACAAATTTAGTGAGGCAAAATGAATTAGAATATTCTACAAACAATACTACTCTAAGTATGGCTCAAATTAAATCCATTGATTCCAGCTTTTCTTTAATAGATACTGGATCTATGTCGCCAATTGGTAGACCACCCCCTGCCCTTATGGCGAATCTAGCTGCCGCACATGGAGAACATCCTGCAACTTTATTTGAAGATGATCCATATATTAATGAGGTAAATGCAACTCTTAGAGAATTTAAGAAAGATCCGAGTTTTAAAAGAATATATCGTGGAAATAATAAGGGCACAATTCGTAATAAGGGAACAATTCGTAAAAATAAAAACCGGGGTTACAAGAATAGGACACGTAAGGGTCGTAAGTAAAATTGAAGCATATAAAGCCCCTATCATATAATAACGTAAGATGCAATTCACTGATGAGCAAGAAACAATCCTTGCTCAAACAACTGGAAGCTTTAAGGTCCTTGCAGCGGCAGGATCAGGTAAGACCTCTACAATGTCACATTTGGTAAAAGATGAGATTGTTTCAAAGAGAACACCTGAACATAAGATTGCATTTATTACATTCACCCGATTTGCATCTGACCAGATTAAGACAAAGTTGAGAAAAATCATGGAGCGATGGACAAGAGTTCTTTGTGGAACATTCAATGCAACTATGTTCAAAATCCTCAATCAGGCAAAAATAGAACCTCCTGAACCAGTTGGTCTCTATGATGCCAGAATGGAGCAAGGTGTTAAATTCTTTCTTGATCTTATGACGAATAAGGACCCGCGACTAGTCAGTGTTCTTCTTGAATACAAACTCTTAATTGTGGATGAATTTCAGGATTTAGATGAGGCTCAGTTTGATTTCGTCAAGCAGTTCAAGGAAATTCAGCCATCTCTTCGTGTCATCGCCATCGGTGACCTAGCCCAAAATATCTACAGATTCCGTGGAACTTCTAATGAATTTCTGAGAACACGCCTCGAGGAAATTATCTCGGACCTTAAATGCTTTCAACTTACTACAAATTTCAGAAGCTCTAAACATATCCTTCAGTTTGTAAATCGTCTATTCAAGCAGGAGATTAAGGATGGACACATTCTTCCTATGACTGCCCCTAAGAATGCTGCTATAGGATACAAGCCAAGATACTTTGAGTATGCCAAAAGCCCTGGAAAGGGAATTGGAGAATATGAAGAGCTAGTCGCACTCACACTTCTACCAATTCTTAAAGAGGCAAAGAAAAATAGAAAATCGGTTGTCCTTATCTTTCCAATTCTCAAGTGTGCATCATTTCAGATGATTACTGGCTTACTTCGTGGATATAGCCGCCGCGATGGATATTCCTTTGACATTCATCAAATTGCAAAGGAGGATGAGACATGTCTTACTATCACTTTTGATTATGATCCAAAAGATACAGATGCACCGATTCAATGCTCATCATTTCATGCATCTAAGGGTCTTGAATGGGATGTTGTTGCAATTATCAATATGAGCGATAGTCTATATGAAATCCGTGGAGAAGAGGAAGATTGCGAGGCATTCTATGCAGAGAAAACGAATTTGGCATATGTTGGTGTAACGCGTGCAGCTGAGGAGCTGTATATCTTTGCAAATGCCAATATGGGCGGGCGATGCCGCCTGTTTGCTAGACTAGGAACCAAGATAGATACTGTAATGAGTACCACATATTGGGGAGAAGATGAATCTGATTATGAAGTAGGAAGACTTAGGCCAATTGGAGTAACGGAGCTTGTGAGAAAACTTCCTCAACATCCAGACCTATATGAGAGGGCAATAAAGTGTAGTGAAAAGATTACTATTATCAGTGAAAGCCGTGGCCAATCAATGCCAATGGAAGATGTCTACACTGAAATGAAAAAGAGAAATCGTGAATTGGCATTTGGAACTTTTGTAGATTGGAAACTAAAGCAACTACTTTGTAATGGAAGATCTAAGACCCTTCAGGATATTATTCTGGAACTATTTAGCCTCACTGGCCTATATCTATCAAGGGATACAATGTATGAAGATATTGAAACACGACTCATGAAACTTGACCTTTGGTTCTTAAATTCGGAAAAGGAACCTGATGGCGACCTTGAACGCTATATAACTGCCTCAAGGTATATTGCAATGTTTAGTGGTCGTATGCGTAATATGGTTCCTGGAGTTAAGGAAATTTGGGAAGGTGTTCGCAGAAGAATTGATAAATGCTTCGAAAAGGAAGTTAAAAATATTAAGGATGAGTATATATTGTCTCAGACAAGTAATTTCTATCTCCGAAATGTTGTTGGTGAAATTCAAGCGGTTGATGCACCTGCTCACTTGAGGCAAGGGCTCCCTGAAGATCTGGAGGAATTTATTGGAACTATCCTAGAACCTGCTGCGCTTACAATTCGTAGTTGTGTGAAAGTTGCAGGCGTTTCCTCTAAATCTGAGATAAAGGGCGATGTTTCTCTAGAATCGAATAGTCTTATTATTGGCGAAATTGATATGGTAGTAGATGACTTATTTATTGAACTAAAGTGTGGAACACATGTAAAACCAGCAGATCTTCGTGAGGCAGGTTCATGTAAGAATCTCCTACAACTTTTGACCTATGTATGCATAGGTCGCCATGGAACAATGCCACGCGAGTGCAAAAAGGCTGCTCTCATCAACCCGTTAACGGGTTCGTGGGAGATGTATGATATTGAGGCGTGGCCTGAAGAGAGTTCCAAGGAATTCATGGCGGTCCTAGAAGAGCTCAGGGTGCGGGTGTAAATTTGA